TCCCCGATTTGATACCTTATAAAATCTCCGTGGGGCAAGCAATCTTGCCTCATACTATAAACTTGCTGTTTCCTATGATTGTAAAATAGGTTCGCCTCTTCAGATAGGTCTAATATTTGAAGATAGTTTTTAACAGCATCCTCACTTATCATACCGAGACCGTTAGCAACTTGCAAGTATCCATGCGAACCGAAACTTGTAATGTTAGAAACAACGTCAAAATCTTTTTCCGTCAACATAGTATACTTTAATTGTTCATGAAAAGCAACTATCCATTCCGGAGTGGACTCATCCATGTATCGCCAAAAGTCAGTGTCAGTTCTTCTTGTATAATAATGAAAACGCAAGAAGTCTAACACTTCATCAAACATCAGGCGACATCGTTTATTGTACATCAACCTTTGATAGGATAGGTTGTCATGTAACAAACAATCTGCTAGAAGTTCCGCTTGAATAATGGTAGACTGTATTGTAGTCGCCTCTAATGGTTCAACGAATCCGCTAGAAAGTCCGACTGTTATACAGTTACTGATCCACTGTTCTTCAAGATACCCAACCTCAAAGGGCACGACTCGCCCATCAACTTCCTTGCCAACTATTCTGGTGAGGTCATCCATCGCCTCATCATCTGACAGGAACTTATCTGAATAGATGTAACCGTTACCGTGTCGATGCTGTAACGGAACTCTCCACATCCAACCATTACCAGTTGCCTCTGCTAGAGTGTAGTTCGGCAAATCATTCATATCCGCTTCGGTTTGAAACGCGATAGATCTATTGTTTGGTATTAGGTGAGTCTTGTCAATATAGGTTGGATCGAAGTTGTCAATTAATAATCGGGAGAATCCAGTGGCATCAATGTATACATCACCAACATGTATTGAACCGTCCTCTAACTCGATACCAGAAATCAATCCATCATAACTTACGATGACTTCTTTCAACACCCCATCAACTATCTTGAGGCAATCGGAGCATCTCTTTTGTACATACTCCCCGAACTCAAATGTGTTGATGTGAATAGCATAGTGATCTAGATGCGGCGAGCACATTCTACGATCAGTATAATATTCATCGATGCCTACACCAGAAAATGTTGACTTGTTTAGTTTACTGGCGCAGTAGAGTAGGTTCAACCCAGGATAACTGTTATGATCATCAAACTGTTTGAAGTTGTGATAATAATAAGAACCGTCGTTTAACCAGTTCTTGAACTTAACACCATACTTGATGGTGCTATTAGTATTTTCTAACAGATCCTGAGTTGATATTCTTACACGATTAAGGTAAGAATGAATGGCAGGGGTGGTACTTTCGCCGACCCCAATACCTTTGTTAGAATGGTCGTAGATAATCGTGACATCATAACCAGAGCGAGCAAGAAAAGTTGCTACGATACTCCCGCTGGTTGATCCACCTACAACTACAACCTTCTTCATAGAAAGAGGGTAGGTGTTGCCGAAGCAACACCGTCCTATTTACGCACCCAGTGCAGCGTAACCAGCAGCGACTACTGCGCGAGTAGGAGTACCCATGCGGTAGAACGACTTGGTTTGACCCTTGCTGTTAGTGCGCTCATTTGCGTAGATGGCGAAACCATCTGCTCGCAGAGAACGAACTACTTCGTAGGGGTTCTTAACGCCGAAACGAGCAGAGATCTGCTTAGCAGTCAGTTGCTCACCAGTTGTAAGTGCTTCAAGCACGCGTGCCTTCGTAGACATAATATAACTCCTCAAGAGTTTTCAAGTTTAACAATGCGCAGAATTGCGCGTTCACTACAATGATTCAAGATAGGAAAGGATGCTCTGAGGAGAAGTGACTTCATATGGATCACTTTCACAGTCATCTTCCTTTCCTGGTTCCTCGAACCAATGTAATACGTTTCCGTCATCAATCACAGCGGCATAGCGCCAAGAGCGACGACCGAATCCTAGATTATCCTTCGCAACCAGCATCTGCATACCATGGGTAAACTGCGCTGATCCATCAGGAAGCATCTTAACATTCTGAACACCTTGCGCTTTCGCCCAAGCATTCATAACGAAAGAGTCGTTCACGGAGACACAATAGATGTCTTGGATTCCATGAAATCTCTTAAACTTCTGATGCAACTTATCAAAGTCAGGCAACTGATAAGTTGAACATGTTGGGGTAAACGCACCTGGCAAAGAAAAGACGAGCACACGGCGACCATGAAAAATCTCGGCGGTGCTTACATCTTGCCAACGATAAGGGTTGTCACCTTCAATAGATTCATCTCGGACACGTGTCTTAAACACCATATCTGGTACACGAGATACCTTATCAGTCTTGATCTTCTCCATTACTGGATTCTCCTACTTACTCGTTTTCGCTGTGGAACTGTTCGCACATCTGAGCAATCTGTACACACTGGTCGCGGAGTTGACCAATCGCGGACATTTCTTCACCTTTTACTGCGCCTCGCTGACACATAGCATCAAGTACACTGATAGTGGTGCGCGAAGTACGGAAAGAAGCATCATAGATGGGACGAACATCGTCCAGTTTAAAAGTTTTGGTTTCAGTCTTAGACGACATATTTATTCTCCATAAGTTGAGGATGGTTCGAGTGCTACGATATATTTGATATCTCCAGTATCTTTCTTCCACTCGGTGATCATTTTACTGGAAATAGAAACCTCATAGTCGCCCTCAATCATTTTAAGATTGCCGATGTTCGCGACAAGTTTAAAATCATCAATGTCAGATGACCCAGGAACGATGAGGTCAAATGAGTTAGAAGTTGGATCAGTCACATCTACAACTGACAACTTGATGCCGTTCTCACTTGGCAGGATACTCATTTTCTCATGACCGAGAGCGGATGCTGCTCGGCGAAGTCGATTCAACGTAGTTGAGTTGATATTAAACTTAGCAACTTCATCAGGCAAGGTGATCGACTTTTCAGTGAAGGTAAGGATCTCCTCAGAAGCATAGTAATACTTACAACTGTTGAGTCCAGTCCCGTCTGAAACTACCAGATGATCGTCATTGAAAGTTAGATGATGATCATCCAAGATACTGATTACTGACAAGAACTCTCCCATATCATAAAGACCGAATCGCTTAGGGAAATCCTGATCTAGAGTTGCTTCCGCGAGAATACTTTTACCGCCAGATAGACTGTTCAAGGTATTCTGTTCTCGGATCAACATGTTTGGATTAATACTCGCAAAGTTCTGAAGAACCTTTAAAGTGTTTTCATTGAGTTGCATCATTATCTCCTTCTTCAGATTCGATACGCCATAATATATCTTCAACAGCAGTTATGTAACCAGTGATCCATAACTCACTCTGCTCATAGTATCCTTTCCTTGCTTCCTTAATGATGTTGTAGAGGAAAGGTTTTAAGTCTTCAACCATCATTTAATAAATGCCCACGTGGAGTCGTATGCTATCAAAGAACGAGGTTCGTCAAGAGTCTCACGGAACTTACGAACCTGATCACGAACTCCTCGATCATTCCAATCATGCCCAGAAAACAATCCACCTGTTTTGACTTTTGGCCACCACTCGCGCAGTTCCCGAGCACATTGCTCTTCACTCAGATAGGCGTCTAAGAAAACGAAGTCTAGACTATCATCTTCAAACTGCTTCACTGCTTCGCTGGTATCCATCTCCAAATATTCACCACGATCTTGCGCACCACTGTGGCGAAGGAAATGATATGCCATACCTCGCGCAAGTTCCATCTCCTGAATATTGGTAGTCTTTCCTGCTCGCGTCCCATCGGTACCAATGTAATCTTCATAGGGAACCCAAGCATCGACACCATATAGTTTTTTGATGTTAGGGCAGCATTGTAGCAAAGCACAGAATGAGTCGCCACGGTACAAACCAACCTCAGCACCAATGATATCTTCACCCAACGTGCCGATAGTCATAATCAAGGCACGGATATCGGGATAAGTGATCGTGAAGTTGTAGGGTTTATACCCTTCTTGCTTGGTAAACTGGTCACCAATAGTTGGTTCCAGTTCACGGCGACGGTCAACCCAAGTATCTGGTGGATATTTCTTCAACATAACTATATTCTACCTATCCAAACTCAAATGTCAAGCTCTTCAGAGGAATTATTTTCCTCAGTCTCAACTCTGTCGTCGAGTTTAGTATATAGGTCACGGAAGGCAAGTTTTGTCTCATCGTCGAAACGATTCGTGCACATCTCGATGGCAGTCATGCGATCACCAAAGATGGCGAATGCCTTGACGATATGAACCAGTCGACGAGTCGAGATGATCTCATCAACGCCACCATCCATAAAAGTCTTGCGAATGATATCCGCCCAGTCGACGAGTTTCTGAATGTAATCAGGGTCATTGACCTCAACAGACTCAGCAACCTTGTCGAGAATCCTACGCTCGATAGAAACGGAAGGATACTCCTGCTCACAGGTGATCGGATAACGCTCAAGGAATGCTTCGTTGAGGATGTTAGTACCGATGAAGCGACCATCGTCAGATCCCTTCCCCTTCGTGTTCGCTGTAGCAACCACGGTGAACCCATGAGCAGGAGTGATATACTCACCAGTTTTCTTGATGAAGTATCCCTTGCCCTCAAGGATAGACTGAAGACACATGACTTTGGCAGGGTTCGCCAAGTCGATCTCGTCGCAGAGCAGGACGGCACCCTTCTCCATCGCCTTGATGACTGGTCCCTTGAAAAACTTGGTATCACCGTTGACCAAACGGAAACCACCAATCAGATCGTCCTCGTCAGTCTCGACGGTGAAGTTGACGCGAATGACTTCGCGTTTGGTCGCGGCACATGCCTGCTCAACCATGTAGGTCTTGCCATTACCAGACAAACCAGTAATGAAGATAGGATAGAACTGCTTCGACTTGATCACGTCACGCACGGTGCGGAAGTTGCCGAAGGGCACGAACAACGCATCCTTGTTAGGAATCAGGTTGTGCTCAAACCCATCACTGTCCACGATCAATGAAGCAGTGGGAGCGGGAGCGGGAGCAACCACAACTGGCGCAGCAGGCGCAGAACCATCGACAGCAGGAATGCGGTACATATTACGACCCACACGTGTATCTTTGTTCAGTGCCCAGTGAGGGAATCCCTGACCGATGTTCTCGGCGGTCTCCACCAGTTCGGCACGTGAATAGTTCTGCTTTTCACCGAAGTTGGCGATCAGTGCTGAAACCAATTCTTTGCGTTGCTCAATCTTGCTCATAACAATATCTCTCTTTTAACTCAATCAATACAACTATTATGAATGAAAACGTGTCCAAAAGCAAATCTGAAATACTCTAATAGAATCAATAACTTAGGCAACCTTCGCCACCAAGTCATTGAGCATCTTGCGGGACTTCTTGCTACCAACCATTGACTTGCGGAAGGCAGTGCGGAGGCGACTCTTGGTCGCACCCTGTAGGGTATCGTCGATCTTGCTGTCAACAATCATCAGGGATGACTTGCGGATCAGGTAGCACTCATCATATCCGACAGCAGGCATAGTGATGAATCCTTCCTTACTGTACTGATGCCAGAGGTCATCCATAACAGTCCAATCTTTGAACCCGACCATACTGCCATAGTCACTTTCCATGTGGCGGCGACTGTTCTCAGCGATACGATATCCGATCACGTTGCTACCAGTTGCATTCTTGTACATGGCGAGAAGCATATCGGTCGCCTGAACATTGCGATAGTCATACTTCTTGTTGCCACGGAAAGTTCGGTTGGTCAACGGGCAGGTGATAGTCACATACCCATCGCGATACAGGTTGCTGCGAACAGGACTGTACTGATGACCAACAGCGTCCATCTCGTGAGACATGCCATCCGTCAAGAAGAAGGTGTTGAGCACGTCGAGTTGATGTTGCTTGCGGAAAGCAATCGCCAAGGGTGTGCCGATAGCGATCGCCTCGTCCATAGGTGTACCGCCAAGACGGAAAGCATCAAGTTCAAGGAACCTTCGCGCACAATGCCAGAAAGAACGACCGTTGATGTCGCCGATATTGTTGGCGAGTTCAATCATGCGCTTCTTGCTGACGTTACGACAAAACTGAGCAAGCAATGCCTTAGCGATAAGAATCATATCTGGTTTACGCTGATCGCTGCTGAACAACTCAAGGAGGCGACCGTCTTGGACGAGAAGCGTGCCCTTGTTCATATCACGTTGATCAACAATGTTTCCATGATAGGACAGCGAGTTGGTGAAACCATACACGCGGAAGGGCACGTTGATCTGTCGACAGAAGTGAGTCAGGAGCAGAGTCTGCTCGACAGTCTCATACATGACGTCGTACATAGAACCTGACATGTCAAGGTACATAATGAAACCATGGTTCTTGCCTTCAGGTACAATGGTGACTTTCTTAAAGATATCGTCAGAGAACTTGTAGTTGTTCATCTTGACCGTGTCGATGACACCAGTTTTAGAAGTCAAGGAACGACGATGTTCGCCAGCAGACTTCTTCATCTCAAACTCTTTGACCATAGCATTGACTGCTTTCTTATTGACACGCGACCACTCGTTGTAGAGCGCAGTGCCAAAAGTTTCAATCATCTCAAGACGAATCTCGGTCTCTGCCTCAATACGTTCGGAACGCCAAGTTTCTAAATCACGGTCATTTATCTTGTAAGAGATGAGGTCGCCGTTACGAATCTCATTGACTAAATCCTTGTGCGAGATAACGTAATCGCTCCAGTTGCGAGTGTAGTCATTGACGCGGAGGTTGGTCACCTTGCCACCATGCGTAGTGTAGATCTCATTGTTGATCGAATCACGCAAGGTCTTGTCGGTGTTAGACATGGGTTCAGCGGGAGCACCACCTGCCTGATCGGAGAAGGAATCATAGTCGCCTTCCCACTCACCTTCTTCCTCCTCACCATCTTCATAGTCAGAGGATGTTGGCGAACCTGAGTTGTCGTCGGTGTAGTCGTCACCCTGTTCAGAAGCAGACTCCCCTGCTTCAGATTCCATGAGTTCTTCATCAGAGTCATCTTCGTCCCAACCCATGGCAGGTTCATCGTCATCCTGCTCCTCGCCTTCTTCCTCGGCAAGTTCTTGAGCACGTTGCTTCGCTTCTTCCTGTTGCTGCTCAAGTTCTTCCTTACAGAAACCAAACAGGTCGTCGGTGATAGAAACAACGTCTTCCCAAGTTTCGGCATTTTCAATACGGGGCAACCACTGCTTCTCGTCGTCAGTAAACTTGACGCCAGCAGACATACCGCACTTGAAGTAAGTATTGATGCGGTCAATCAAACCCATCTGGTTAATCGCGTCGATGTCAGCACCGAAGAAACCATCGGCGAGCAGTTTACGATAAGACTTGATGAAAGGAGCACGCAGACCAGGATACTTGCGCTGGATCAACTTCTCGATCCGAGCATCCTCGACCACGTTGAGGAATGACTTGTAACCAGCACCCTTGGCGCATACAGCGTCATGCCAACCTTCAAGGGGAGTGTAAAGAGCGTGACCCACCTCGTGACCAATCAGGTGGTCCTCGGTATAAGCAGAAACATCTGCCCACATAGGCAGAGTCAGTACACGGTTCTTGACATCAAACATAGCAGTCCGCACGTTGTCCTGTACGACCGTGATGTTCTCGGTCGCTAGAAGTTTGGCGGTAACTGACTTTGCTGCTTGATCCATATCTTTCTCCTCAACTCAGACTATATTATGACTGAATCTGGGTACAAAGTAAAGTCTAAAAAACTCTAATGAAATCAATAACTTAGAAATCGAAATGCTCAACGCGAGCATATTCAGGGTATTCAGCGGCGAGTTCTTCGGCATGAACCGCATACTCAAAGAAGAAAGTATGCTGATAGTTGTCAGTCCATGTCTCGAAATGCCATGCTTTTTTAGGCAGGTGTTCTTTGCACCATTCGCGACCTTCAAAGAATAGGTCAGAGTGCAGGTGGCAAGCAGTTCCTGGTCGCCACCTGAGTTTGTACTCAAAGATTTCTTGAGGTGTCAAAGCATAGACTCCAATGAGTTGTGCTGCCAGTCAGAGATACGATCCCATTGAACTTCCCAGAGCATCTCCTGACCTTCTTCGTCAAACTCGCGTTCTTCAGGGTCAAAGTGCGCTCGAAGTTCTTCATCGTTCTCGAGGCACATGTCGATAAACTCATCGCTCTCAAGTTCTTCTTGATCTTCCAGACCGCCAGCATCAAAGACTGCGCAACCAATAAAGTTACAGAACTCGTCTTCATATGTCAAGGCGAGGCGAACGCCAGCATCTACCACACCAATCTGTTCAGCAAGGTAAGCGCAGAACTCGATACAGGGTGACCAAGCAGAATACATAGACAGACCATACTCATCATGATCTGTAAGGTATGCCCACTTCGCGCCAACGAGGTCGCACATATTCTCTCGATTCATATCGTCGTAGGAATCAAAGAAAACAAACCCAAGATGCTTCTCACCACCTTGAGTATCGTCTCGATCCAATCGACCAAGGATTTCGTTCCAAACCTCACGACCCTTCTCATTCAACTCAGAACGGAGACTGAGGTATTGACTCACATGATTTGCCATAGTATCCTCCTAGTTTGATAAGGCAACTTTATTATTCTGCCTGAATAAAACCGCAAAGGCAAATCTAAAAAACTTTAAGATAATCAAGGACTTACGCAAAGAAATCTTCTAGTGAAACGGAACTAGACTTTTCGTACTTGCCTCCACTCTTATCTCGTAGACGAAGTTCAGCGTGCCCAGTAGAACTACGAATGTACATAGAGCAAAGATCTGGAAACATCTCAGCAATCTTGGTGATCGAATCATGCACATATTGCTCAGTCCTTATAGTTTGTAGTCCACCTTCCTCTTTGTAATAGTTGGACTTCACTGTGTATTTATCAAGGCGGCACAGTACACCGTGTTTCACATACTGTCGCAGACTATACTCATAGTCCTCGCCATGATTAGTTACACGATCAAGGTATTCATCATGATCACAAATGACGCCAAACATAGAAGCAATGATATAACAAAGTTTAGAGTAGACTCGATCCTTCATAAAGTATGCGTTCGCAGCTGCGTAGATACCAAAAGTTTTAGCACCGAGTTCCTCACAGTTTTTAAACCCCTGTTCAATAATCTCAGTGTAGAGATCATCAATGGGTTCTAGAGTTTTCTCATCCTTCCTACGTTGTACCTGTTCAATGTCGTCATCAAACATCATCAGGTAAGTGCCCTCTGGGTAATACTTCTCAATCCAGTTACGTTGAGCACCGATAGTCGGGACACCAACTACAATGTTGCCTCCATACTTGTGTCCAGCAAGTGCCTCTTTGTATACTGCTTCCTCTTCTTCATTCGCAACGAAAACAGTAACACGTTCAGGTGGGATGTTATGTTCCTCAAATACCTTGAACGTCTTATCTTGAATAGTCTTAGATCGTTGGTAGGAAGGGCAGGCGATTTGATAATCAATCATTACAAACTCTCTTTCTTAAATCACTAGAACTAAATCGGTGGTCTCTTTTGTTAAAGTATAGATCGATGTCACGTTTGCGACAAATATCTTTACCAGTAAAATCTTTATCCCGATACTCTTCGCCGAGGATACGCACGTTGATATGATACATCGCTAGGATATCTTCTAGGTCTGCCTCAGTAGAGTATGGGATAATCTCATCAACGTAGCGAACTGCTTTGAGTTGAGTGTATCTCTCGACGACAGTTTGAATAGGTTGATTTTTGTTAGGACGGTCAAGAGTCGGGTCTACCTGTAGTCCACAAATCAAATAATCACATTGGTCTTTGGCATCACGAAGCATTTGTACATGTCCAGCATGCAGCAAATCAAAAGCACTACAAGTAAACCCAACTCTCATCCGAAAAACTCCTCAAGCGAACCTGCTTGTTGGAAAGCATTAGGATGATATTCCATCAACATGGACTTACCACCCTTCTTTTCAAGGTATTCATACCACTCAGTCTCATCCCACATGCCAGGGGAGACACCATTCCAATACTCGCGCCATAACTTATGCTCTTTGTTAAGTCGGCGGTCATCAACGTATTGTTTACGATACGACTCATACTCCCAAGAACCCAACTTATCCATATCCTCGCGGAAGTAATATACCAGAGACATACGCATCAAGTCATCTTCACCTGAGTCGGGTGCTTCGATAGGAGTGTTGCCATGGATCACTCGCATGTTATCAACGAGTAGCAGGTCTCCTGGTCGAACGTTGATAGCAACGCGAACCTCTGGACAAACAAGATAACCACCCTTCCAGTTTCGCTTACCGTCACTGATCACAGTCAGGTTTGAGAATCCTGGGACGAGCGAACCTTGGTCACGGTGGCATGCCATACGTGCATTACGATCCTTGGTGGTTGTGTTCACTGTAATCGTAGTGAAGGTTGTATCCTCGCCGATCAAGAAACGGTTGTCCAATCTATCAGCAAATGCTTTCTGCTTGCTGTATCGTTCAGGAAGCAACTCGGCGAAAGTCTTGTCGAGTTTACGAGCGAACGGATATGACTTCTCAAACTTCTCACGGTTGTGGTCAACGTATGAAGTCGCCCGACCATATGGGATACGTGGGTATCGACCATAGAAACCTGCGATACCTGACCAGATAGCAGTCGCATAAGAAGTATCGGAGATCATGGTATCACGAACACGCTGAGCATATATTGATGCTGCATGAATATCTGGAGAATAACCAAGACCCTTGGTCAACTCAGAAAGTCGCACCATTAGTTTCGGAAAGAACCCATCATACTCGCCGAACTCTTTCTCAATAGCAGTCGTCAACCAAACTTCGCCTCTCGCCTGCTCATCGTTGCTGCTTTTAGCAATCTCTTCCAACGGATCAGATCCGTCGATGCTTGGCGGTTGCCCTTTGATGTACCAATCGAGGACTCTACTTTGAAACGCAGTGACCCACTCGCGACCATATGACTTGCCTTCCCTCGGACCTGCTGCTAGACCACGATTGTTCGACTCAACTGCTGCGCCATACAACCCTTCAAGAGCACCGTCCTGTTCTTCCTGAGTAAACACACCCTTGCGGAACTTAAACGCAATACGATCCTCGTTTAGAGTATCACCTGTCAACGAGTTACTCGGAAGATAAAAATCTGTATCTCTATCAATCAAGATGTCATAGTGTTCCTCGTCAACAAACTGACCAAGGACTTTGTCTTCAGACTCTATGAAGTTAGCAATGTATACATCTTGACCTTCGTCACCAGTGAACCAGTCCCAAGTGTAGTTTCCGTGTTTGATTTTTTCGTTCATAGTTCCTATTCTACTAAATCACAAATCAAAAGTCAATACCTGAGAATCAACCATTGTAAACTTTTGACTTTTGGTTCGTATCTCTAATCCGTTGTATTTATGTTTGATCCCGTTTTCAGTCATTTCCTTAGATAAAGAGGCGAGGTCATTGTACTTCATTGATTTCTTCTTGGGAATATATTTCTTCATTTATTATGTTTCTTTGCACCTTTAAGGTACTCATTACCACAATCAGAATGCGGTCCATTGGCATCAACGTAATGTAAGAAGGATTGGTAAACCATACCATCTGGATTAGAATCTCTCCAGTGCATCAATGGGCGGTGGTATACTACTGCGTCACCTTGTTCCATAGCATATGAACCACCATCCCAATGAAACTCCCAAGGAGATTTTTCATTGCGAAGGCAAACAGTGACACTGACTTGACAAGCAGGACGATCGCTGTGCTTCTCTAAGGTTTCTCCTACGGAATATATTCTACAATAGTCGTAAGTTGGAATGAGTTCTAATCCAGTAATAGATTCCATCTTCTCGAGAGAATCTTCTAGTAAGTCCCAGTTTGCACCATAGATTGCCCAAGAGTTTCTACATTGACCGTCATCAAACTGCATATTTTCTTTCATGCTTTCCATTCTATCTGCGTATTGATTCGCAGTGTCAATGTCCAAGAACCCTTTTACGACTTGCGCGAGTTTCATGCTGCTATCTTCGAGAAGTTTTTATCTTTAACGAACTCAATCTTAGAGTCGAACTTACCCTCAAGCATTTCACCTTTGTGTGAAATGATAAACACATTGGTATCTTCGCCGAGAGTATGAATAATCTTCATTAGGTTTTCGATACCTGCTTCATCTAGCGATGAGTCGAACGTCTCATCAAGGATGAGAAGATTAGTACTGATACTGTTCTTCATCTTAGCAACCTGTCGCCAAGTAAACAAGAGCGCCAAGTCGATACGTTGCTTCTCGCCCTCAGAGAAAGAGTCATAGGTAAACGAATCACGGTGGCGCGATCGTATAGTTTCTTGGAAACTTTCGTTAAGGTCAAAGTGAACATAGAAGTCTAGGATAGACAGATACTGATTGACGAGCTTGTTGATAACAGGCAAGTATTGTTTTACGATTTTAGTTTTGATGCCAGTATCCTTCAGCATCTCTGCTATCACACTGTTGTATGCTGCTGTATCATTTAGTTTATTTCTAGTGTCCATCAACTCATGGTATTCTTTTACTAGAACATCATAATCGTCGTTCGCCTTAGCAAGATCTGATTTATCATCGGACAAGTTTTCAATGTCGTACTCAGCAATCTGTATTTCCGAGTTACACTTGTTAATCAAATCTTGATGCGTTTGTATCTCGTTTCTCCATTCTTGATTCTGACTTGACCTAGACTCGCCTTCAGCAAGACGCTCGGTTACTTCTGCTGTTTCCTCTGTGATTTTAGCAAGAGATGATTGAAACTCTGTTGCTGTGACTTTTGCTTGCTCGATTTTCCCTCTTTTGAGTTGCTCGTCGATGTCTTGCTCACAGGTGGGGCAGGTCTGGTTGTTCTCATAGAATCGTGTTTCCTTGACTAATGCTTTGATTTTAGTTTTTATTTCAGTATTGGCAGATTGAAGATCGACCAAAGCAGATCTCGCTTGAGTGAGTTCTTCTTCTAATCCTATACTGTTCCCAGAGATTTTATCAGTCAGTTCTGTGATGCTATTAATATGTGATTCTTTCTCATCCTTGTATCGTTGGATGAGTTCTTCTTTTTCCTGTTTAGCATCATGATTGAGTTTAGAGATATCGCGAATGTATTTCTTTTGTGCTTCAGTTTTGGTTTCGTTAATCTCAATGTCATGGTATGCTTGATTAATCTTTTCTTTCAATGCTGAGTTTCGTTCTTTCAGCAACGCATTCATCTTAGAGAACACGCCGATATCAAGTAGATCTTCGATCACTTCCCTACGGTTGAACGCAGACAGTTGCATAAATGGAGTGAAGGAAGAAGAACCAAGTACCACTACCTGATGAAATGTTTTATGGGTCAACTTCAGAATATTCTGCTCTAGGACTTTTTGATATTCTTTGTTGTGAGAGTTTTGATTGAGCAGAGTACCGTCAACATATATCTCAAACTTCGCAGGTTTTAATCCACGAAACACCCTGTACTTTTTAGCACCGATAGTAAACTCCACCTCTACTTCACACTTCTTATCGTTGACCGAGTTGACCAGTTGTGGTTTATTTATGTTTCTGTGCGCTTTGCCGAACAATGCGAACGAGATAGCATCGAGCATAGTTGATTTACCCGAACCGTTTTGTCCAACAACTAATGTGTGTTTGCTCGCATCTAAACTTATATCCGTCCAGTTGTTACCAGTGGACAAAAAGTTTTTGTATCTAACCGATGTGAAATATATCATAAGACAGGGAACCTTTCTATCAGATCATAGAACCCACCAATGAGTTCATCGTCAACCCAAACAATTGGTAAGGGTTTATCACTAACCCAATATTTTGCGACTTCTTCCGGAGGATTTTTTGCCATTCCAATATCAAACTTTAGAAACTTGTATTCTATTTCTAAAAGTCTACAGTGCATTTCGCAACGTTTTGACCAAGCACAAATATCCTCACCAAATGGGCCAGTCATGCCAACTATTACAACCATCAAGAGATTTCCATAGTTTGCGCTTCTACCATCAAGTCTGTCATTTCTTTCTTGATACGTTCTTTATCTAAGATAGTTTCAACGTTGTCAACATACTGTGATAGCAAAGTAGATGTATCTTCAACTTCAAGTCCTTCGTCGCTTACCGACTCACCAGTAAACTCATTGAAGTCCTCTTGTATTTTAAGATCATAGATATCGCGTTGCTGAATCCTGTCGATGAATCTCTCGAAAGTAAACCCATCGGTCTTATTAATCACAACAACCTTCACGAACCTCTTGTCCAGTATGGACAAGTCCATCTCGTTGTAATCTTCCTTCTCATCATCATAGCGAATGCGATGGAAAAGTGTCAGCGGATTACGAACAGGAGTTAGTTCGCGAGTCTCAGTATCAAACACATGAAAGAACTTGTCATCATGTGCATCATTCCAAAAGAACTCCATCTGAGAACCAAGGTAATGAATGTTGCCTTGATTAGACTTACAGTGATAATGTCCAGAGAGTACCAACTCAAACCTGCGTAGATTATCAGTAGACATACCGTGAGTACAAGGCACGCCCCGAAGCATATCAAACCCATTCAACTCAAAGTGACCGCCTACAACATCTGCCTTACAGTTTACTAGAAACTCATTTATTTCTTCCTCATTGTCTTGGCATATCCAAGGAACCAAAGCAAACTTCAACCCATCATAATCAAGGACAGTTGCTTGTTGTACAATGTTCACCTCGTTCATGTAATGACCGAGCAGTTCCTTCAATGAGTTGAGTTCGTTGGTATTCTTATAATAGGTGTCATGATTACCAGGAATGATGTCCATCGTAATCTTATCTTTACGCAACCTTTCAAGAAACACCTTACGATTACTGTTCAGTGCTTTGAAGTTAATGAACCTTCGGTGTTCGTAATAGTCACCAAGGTGCACGATATGTTTGATGTCGTTCTCTTCCAGATATGGAAAGAACACTTCGTTATAGAAGCGTTCTTGGTAATCTATAAAAATATCTGAAGAGTTCCTGATACCACAATGGGTATCGTTTAGTATGGCAAACTTCAAAACTATTCCTCTAGGAATTCTGTGAGGTCTGAGTCAACTTGATATGATTTTTTACGATTAGCGACCTTGGTCACTTTCTTATACTCATCAACTGCTTTGTCTTTTTCTTTCACGTCATCAATGCGGCGACGAAGATTATCAACAAAGGACTGCACTGCTTTTGCTACTTGCGGATCTTCGTCAGGGTCAACCATAAACTCTTCGATGCCTGACTCAGCAAGGAACTTTAGTTTTACGTCTTGTTGTTTCTTTTCTTTCTTGATACGACGAATGAACGCAAACCAAGAGATCTGAGTAAAGTATCCGAATGCGTTTGGTTTACCCTTTCTAGTTGCTGCTTCAATGTTGTAGTTCCCCACAGCATTCAAACAGTTTTCAACTGCGTCCATCACCATTTCTTCACGATAGGTGTATCGGACAAAGTTTGATTTATGCGAAAGACCTTCAGCAATTTTTAGAAAGCAGCGAGCAATGTAATCGGTAACCATCGGATCGGGTTGATTCTTTTCCCTCGCCTCTCTAACGGTCTTTACATAATCTACGACTGCTTGTGAAAACTCTTTGTTATTCACATAATGTGGACGTTCGCTCGGTTTCATAATAACTCCAAAAAATACAACAAATAATATTGTACTCTAAAATGATTGAAATGTCAATCTTTTGGTTTAAACGTGACTACATTGTTTTCGAGAGGAGTTTTGGGTACTGGTTCGCCGTTACCCAATGCCTCTTGAATAGTCTTACAAGAAGTTAGATACTGATCTATGAGAGAATCTGCTGGTGTGCAAAGGCAGACTACTGATATTGGGTTTACTGCGCAATGAGTTTCTAAGTTTTCAGTGTATGCAATAAACGGTTTCATCACATAATAGTTTCTTCCCTCAATAACTTCAAGGTCGTCATAATCAAGATCATCCAGTTCGTTAACAGTTACCGCATAGTTCAACGTAAAAGAATTTTCATCTTGCTCAATCATTTGAGCAATGACGACGTCCCCTGTATTGAGAAGGAATTGCCCGATAGAAGGTCTACTGATATTCATATATGCACCTTGTGTAGTTCAAAGTCAAACTTCTCTCTATTGTAGATCTTGATCCGCTCGCCTGAGTGATTCAAAGTGAAGTTCTTTTTCGACTGCCATTGTAAGTCGTCGCAGAGATCATAGAGTTTTGTGTCTTGACCATTGTCTGCTTTTCTAAGTCCTCTACCGATTGACTGTAGAACTTTGACTTGTGATTTAGATGGACTTGCAAAAATAATGTTATGGAGGTTCCTAATGTTAATACCAGTAGAAAAAGTGCCAAGACTTGCAACGATGATAGCATTTTTTGATCCCTCTACGATTCCCCGTATTGATTCTCTATCCGAAACGTCAGTACCGCCATGTACATAGAAAACACTGTCAAACTTTTCTTTTATTAACTTATGGAGCACTTCACCATGCTTCTCAACAAACTGAAAGAGAACTAGAGTGTTGCCTGTTTGAGTCAATGCGAGATTGCGTATCAAATTGTTTCTAGGTTCATATCCAACAAGGAAGTCCACTTCTTCCTGATAAGTTCTCCCTACATTCATTCTACGCAGTTCTTTCGGATAGTCAAGAACTAATACATCTATTTTTAGTTTAGCGAGAGTGCCCTGATCTTGTAGGTCGCGAGTGAAGGTCACTCTCTTGGTTGGTCCGAATAATCCCTCAAGCACAAGTTTATTCACCTGAGTTCCGTCGAGCGTTCCTGTTGTACCAAACCTATAATCTGCCTCGAGGCATTTATTCATCAGGGTTGTTAATGACTTCGCCTTAAATAAGTGACACTCGTCGCCAAACACACAACCGAACTGCTCGAACCATTCTTTGCCCAAGCGATAGACTGACTGCCAAGTTGTGATGACTACCCTCTTGTCAGTCTTTTTATCTTTGCCTGAGTATATGATATGACATTCCTCAGGAGAGTCGAATCCATAGTCCTCAAAGTCCTTGTACATCTGCTCAACCAACGATGTTGTTGGCACGACTATTAGTACCGACTTCTCATGTTGATCAAGATACCAACGCATTAGGTTATAGATTATGAACGACTTACCAGAACCTGTCGGTGACAGCAAGAGGCAGCGTTTGCGTTCTATACCGTGTACGATAGCATCATACTGATAGTCGCGAGGAGCGAAAGGCATTCCCCACATTGCTTGAGAAGCAACTAACTTCTGATGATCCACCTTGTTAGTTGCATTGGGTAGACCGTAGGGACTGTCCTTCAACTGTATATGGTAGTGACGATCTGCTGCGAACCTACAAAGTTTCGTATACAATCCAACGTTGAGTTCACAAGTCAGCGAGTTGAACAAACGAATCTTACCGTCCCACTGTCTGCGCCGCACAGCAGGCATAAACTTAGCACCAGGAACGTTGAATGAAAAATACTCACTCAGCTCGTGCCGAACTCCTGGTTCGCAGAGAACTGCCATCATAGAATGGTTCTGCATTTGAAGAGTGAGTGTTGCCACTAGATACCGTAGATGTCTTTTCTAAAATCTTCACTTTTACCAAACTGCGCTGCTGCTTCTTCTTTCGCTTTCGCTAGAACGATAGGCGAGTTTGGCTTACGTTTCGCTCGATAAGAACCATGCGAACTTAACTTTGCTCTCTTTCTAACTTTCAGACTGACTTTCATCGTCTTCGACATATCGCTTCCACACTCCATCTGTTGTCAATTTAAAACATGCTATAAAAAAATCAGGGCGAGTGTTACTCGTCCATTCTTCAGGGGCAATCATACTCATAACATCTTGCCCTTTATTATTGTACAGATAATACTTCTTCCCAATGATGGGAGTAACGCCGATAGCAGCATTCTCCACACGTGTAGTATCTTGTACCAGTTTCACAAGAGCATCATACTCCTCTTGTAACTTTTCTATCCTGCCTTCTATATATTGGTTTCCCTTCAGTGGGTTGCCATGGTCAACGATAGCAGGAAAAGAAGGTGTCGTACCATAAGCGAGCAGAGATTTTTTATCCCCCTGACTCAAACCTTCGTACCTCTATGATATTTCGAATGTGTTGATGACGCCACTTTATACCCTCTACCATTTCCTTCAACGCATCAACCATTGCTTTATAGTAAGCAATCTTTTGCTCGCTCTGCTGTATCTCTTTATCACTGTCATAATAATAACTGAGATCGCCTTTCATAATCTTCAAACCATCGAAAGGATCATGTTCCCACCCAAGCGAGTTTATTTCTTCTTGAGACAGTTTTCCGTTATACCAAAGGAACTTATTCTTCAACAACACTTGTTGATTCGATTCCGCTCTCTTCAATAGAAGTTTCGCTTGGGTCAAATAACCCAGATACTTTGCGTGTAGTTTTGGTGTGTCACGAGAACAATCATCTAACTTATGGGATATCTCACAATCTTGCGACCATTGCGCAAGAATATCATCAAGATTCATACTTTACTCTATTTCAAAATAACTAAACCTGAAACTCGCTGGGAAACTGACATACTCAACTCCTTGGTTCTGCGCCTCAAACTGAATGTCGCCGATAGCAACTGGGATACAGTCTCTATACTTAAACAGTTTGTTTTTATTGTTCGCGCTGTTGAGTGCAGTGATTACTATGTCAGCATATGTTGGTGTAGTGCTACTTGATCCACCAAAGTCATTTCTCTTGGCGATCTGTTCATTGTTAACCAACCTTAACATCCAATCATACAACTCAGTGTAGGAGTTTAAATCCTCATCTAACAACACGTTCATCGTCAGTTCGCCGTACTGCATTTGGTTTCCTGGCATAGGAACACCTGCTATACGTTGGTATGGTGTTTCAGCTGCTGGGTTTGATGCTCCAGGATGATTGATAGATTGTACGAAAAACTCAAGATTCGCATAATTCTGACGATCAATGATGACCCGAAACCCAGTCGGTTGAAAAAGGTTGATGTTGGTTGTTAAATTGTTGGACATGTACACTTTCCCTATTGAAAGGTCTATTCTATACTATTTAGGCATAAAAGTCAATAGGGTATAAAAAATGCCCCAAAAGGGGCATTCTCTCTCAAGATAAAAGTTTATCCTGCTGGACATACTGATGCGTCGTCAGATGCATCAAACTTCTCGTCACCGCAACCATAAGTACGGTCGTTGTTCGTGTCACAAGCACGTTCCCATGCCTGATCAGCAAACGAGTAACCAAACTCATAGAGCACATGTGCTTTACACCACTCGTGCGAACCAACAGGGTTGGGGTTAGGAGTTGGTTCTGGGCGATCTACCTTCTCAGTTGGCCACTGCTTTTTAAACTGCACTGACTTTGAGTATGGGTGATAAGACCAAAGGTTTGGTTGCTTAGAAACGAAAATGTATTCGTCGTCAGCAACAGTGTAGACATCACCGTTATCATAAGTGATGGTATGAGCGTGTGCCAAGATGGGCAGGCACAATAAGAAAAGAATAATATTTTTCATATCATCTCCAAGTTTGTTTCGAAACAAAATGCAACCTCATGTTGCAGTATTACTTATACAAATAAAAAAGGGGGACCGAAGTCCCCCCACACAAATACCGATTTTTATTATTATTGTTCGGTATACCGTATCTTAGGCAGAAACCATCAGGTTGTCTACACGGAAGATGCGGTAGTATTGGTTGGTCTTAGCAGAAGCGAGACCATCAGCAGGTGAGTTACCTACGAATGGGTTAGACGCCATGCCATAACGAGTCTTAAACCCGATACGTGGCTGGAAGTCGTTCTCGCCGACAGCGCGAACCATCTGGAGTGGTACATATGGGCAGTAGAATACACCTGCGTCATATGGGTTAGTGCCCTTGTAACCAACAGTTACATAGTCAGCAACCGCATATGGGTCGATGTAGATGCGCATACGACCGTTCAGAACACCAGCAAAAGTGTTACCAGTGTCGTCAACTTCCAGAGAAGTGCTCAGAGCAGGAGCGTAGTCAAGCATACCAGAAGCAGCGAGAGCAGTAGCAACATCAGAAGATACGATTGCTACGTTACCCTTACCACGACGAGTTTCTTTAGCGATAGTGTTCGCTTCACGATCCAGTTGAACCAGCAGACCCTTGAACTTCTCAACAGACCAACGACCATCAGCGTCCGTAGACAGGTCGAAGATACCGTTGGTAGCAGTGTTAGCAGTCAGTGCACCAGTCTTCGCTTGGCTGTTGATAGTACGGATAACTTCGCGGTTGATTTCAGCAAGGATTTCTACTGAAAGGATGTTAGCGAGTTCCGCTTCAGCGTCAAGACCGTGGATTGCTTTCAGGTCTTGAGCGAGTTCGATGGTGTACTCTGCCTTCAGCGCACGTGACTTAGCAGTTACAGTCGCCTTCTCGATGGTGAAACCCATCTCGTTGAAGTCAGAAACACCGCCAGTGCCGAGTGCTTCAGCGTCAGCAGTTGGCATACCGCCACCAATGCTTGGACCAGAGCGGTCGTCATTGATAGTGCTGTCGCCGTTTGAGTCAGTTACACCGTCAAGACCAGAAGGACCAGCAGTGTGAGTCGTAGAAGAGTCACCAGAGTATGGTACAACTGCTTCGTTGAACAATGCTTCTTGATCTACAGTAGTGCCAGAAGCTGCTGACTTGTAGCGAGACTTCATAGCGAAGATCAGACCAGTAGGACCAGACATTGGTTGAACACCACATACGTCGTATGCCATCAGGTTAGGCATAGCGCGACGAACGAGCGAGATCAATACTGGGTTCCAGTTGTCAGCACTTGAAGTATTGTTAGCAGCAGCAGCTTCGTTCAAGAAAGATGACTGAGCACCTTCAGCGCGCATTGCTGCTTCTTGGTTTTCAAGAATAGCAGCAGTTACTTTGCGACGATAAGCATCTTTGATGTCGCCTGCTGATTCTTCGTTAAGTACTGGTGCCCACTTCTGCACCAGTGATTCGTAGTTCAAATCCATTTTTATTTCTCCTTATGGGTAATATGGATTAAGATCGATTGATTTTTCGCATGGCGTTGAGGTAAGATTCCATTGAAGGAGCAACTTCTTCAGAAACAACGTCGCCGTCAGTTTCTTCGACAATCTCTTCTTCGGTTTCTACCGTCGCCTTAGCAAAGAATGACTCTTTGATAGTAGCAACTTTGGACGCAAACTGTTCAGCGTCATCAAAGTCAACACCTTCTACCAGAGAGTAGAACTTCTCTTTCTGAGTATCAGCGAGTTCAGATGCTGCTTCGGCAACGATTGCTGCACGCTTCAGACCTTCAACTTCTTCACTCAGAGAAATCGCATCAGCAGTGGTCTTGTTGAGAGCTTCTTCGAGTTCTTCAACTTGATCTGCCAAATCGTCAACGAGGTCAACCTTGGATTCTGGCACGTCGATGTAAGACTCAGTGAAGAGGTTCTTCAACCCTTCCATGAAGTTCTCAGCAATCTCAGCACGCAGACCAGTTTGGATAGCGACTTTGTTGTCTTCCATCCACTGCTCAACCACGTAGTTCAGGTAGGAATCAACCTTTTCAACCAACTCAGTCTTCTGCGCAGCAGTTTCCTCAGCGAGTTTTTCTTCGTAGGATGATTCGATTCGCTCTACTTCTTCAGAGAGCTTTGATTTCAATGCTGCTTCAAAGATTACAGCAGTTTTTGCCTTAAACTCATCGCTGAGAGTGGCTTCAGACTCGACTAATGCTGCGAGTTCTTCAGAGTGAGTATCTGCTTCCGCAACTACTTCTTCCTCTTCCAACTCGACTTCTTCGCCCATCATCTTACCGTATGCTGCTTGAAGGTCAACCTTCTTCATAGCATTCAACTTACCGTACATAGCATTAATCATACCTGCTTTGGTCTTTGGCATTGGTTCGCTGTTGCTCTTGTCACCCGTACGAGCAGGTGCTTTATCAGTTGCGTCTGCTGCCTTATCGACAGATGCTACTGATTGTGCTTCAGCGTTTTTCATATCATGCCCTTTTGCTTCCGCAACTTCCTGCTCATCGCGGAGTTCAATGTTTTGATCTTCCATTGTGTTCTCCTTATTAAAAAGATCTTTTTAAGGATGAGAGGAAATTTTTGTACTCAACGATTTGATCCACGCCATTAATAGACGGAAGCGCATCGACATGAGTTTCGATTTCAGTCTCTTGTTCCTCACATATCTCTTGAGCAGTAAGTACGCCATTGTTCCAGACCCATTCAACACCTTCCATGATTCCATTAACAAATGCTCCTGGTGCAGATGGATCTTGCACGATGTCAACCGTGCTTAAAACAAAGTCGTCCTTAACATACATTGCGCCATTGCGCTGCTCAAGACTACCCATTCCACGAGTTGAGACACCAAGATTTACACCGCCCTCAAGCAATCCCTGTACGATCTTGCCCATAGGAGTATCTAATATTGATGCCTTTCCGATAACATCATTGCCTTCAAAGTGAAGGTCAGTGATCTTATGCGAAACTTTGTCGAGGTTGACGGTTGGACCATCAGGATGGTTCAGTTCGCCAACTGCTCTATCTTTTGCGACCTGCTCGGAAACATACTTCTCGACGGCAGACTCCATAATTGGTTTAGGGTACACCCTACCATTACGGTTCTTCTGCTCTGCCTGAGCAAATACACCTTCGATAACATATGACTTCTTGCCGTCTTTTCTTTCTTCGACAAGACACTGTAGTGTGTTGTCATTATATTCAGCAATTAGTTTCATGTTAGTTCCTTGATCGCAGTTTCTATTGATTTTTGTGCGTCCCTTTGACTACGGAACGTATCTAACATATCTCCGTCAATATAGGCAACGAAACCTTTGGCAGTCTTTTGTATCTCAGTTTTAATTCTGCGATACTTCTTCGTCCAGACTACTTCGCCCTTCGGTTTGCGTTGCCTTAATTCGGAGAACGTAATCATAAGATTTATTTATACGTTTTCTTCTTCTGATTCGTCTTCAGACTCTTCAGAGTTTAAAATTTCTTCAACTTCATCAGCATAGAGTCCAAGGGTATCCTCTGGTTCCTCATGCTCTTCCTCATCAGGAAGTTCTGCTACTGGTTCTTCTGGAGTAGGTTCTTCTTCTACTTCAGGTTCTTCAACCTCAGCAACTTCTGGTTCCGCTTCTGCCTCTGCTTCGACTTCAACTTCAGTCTCTGCTTCCGCTTCCGCTTCTATTTCTGCATCAACCTCGTCTATTGCTGCCTCTACTTCCTCATCAGAAAGTTCTTCTTCGGCACCGTTATAAACTTGATTGGCGATTCGAATCTTTTCTTGGTCCATAGCATCATTGATTCTATCTTGAATCAAATCTTGGAACATTTTACTAGAGGTGAAAGCATCACCCTTTTCAATTGAGTTCACCAAATCAGCAACTGTAACAGTTACAGGTTCTTGTGTCTCGTTTGAGACATCACTCATTTCAACTTCAGGTTTAGTTTCCATCATCATCTCCTGCTGGTTCATCACCTAGTTCATCTTCTTTGGGACCTTCATTCGCTATAGCGAGGTCCATTTCTTCTATTTCTTGATCGGTAAAATGAAATACATTTTTCATTACCCATTCTTTAGAAAGATATTCACCAACATACTGGGATGCTTGATCCATTAGACCTAAACGCTCTCGGAACACTTCAGCATCTTTCAGTTCAGTATAATGATTATCTTTATAAAAGTCTACTCGAATGCGATTGTGGAACAGTTCCATCCAATCACTATCAGTAATAATTCCTTTCAGTACAAGTTGCTGTCGAAGAATATGAATGAACAACTTGCTGAATCTAGCACGTAATCGTGAGATAAACTTCTGGAATTTAATTTCTTCACGATTGATCTCAGTAGCACGACCGAGCGAATACGCTTGCTCCTGCTCCAGTCGAGATACTGGCACGTTCAGTGCTTGATAAACCTTGCGCTGGAAATACTTGATGTCATCAATCTCACCAAGATTTGAACCGCCAGGAAGTGTAGTCACCTCAGTTCCGCGACCACCTTCTCGGCGTGGTAACCAGAAGTCATCAAGCATAGACATATGCTTACGGGAATCTTTCAGTTCGCCAGTTGCCTGATCATATACCAGTTTGTTTCTGTAGCGAGTCATCAAAGAGTTTACATACTCTTCTGCCTTACCCTTCGGCAAGTTACCAGTGTCAACGTAAAAGATTCTTCGCTCGGGTGCACGCGCCAGTCGATAGATAATCAAGGAGTCTTCCATCATACGCAACTGATTAATTGGTCGCAGTGCTTTATGAAGGTGAGAAATGACTTTCGCTTTCGTGTCGTCCAGTACACCTGAAGTGACATAACTTACTGAGTCAACGCTGAGTTTAACTGCTTGGTTCGCTGTTGGATCTACACCAGCAGGAACACCTTTCTTGGTTTCAAAGTTCTTATCAGAGAAAAGATAGAACTCTTCAACCTTGTTTACAACTTTTACACCTGATGCTTTATCTTCTTTCTTCTTGACGTTACGCACCTTGCGCATCTTCATAGAGTCGATGTATCGAACCTCTTGAATACCTGCTTTCATGTTTGCGTTATCAACAATCAGGTGATGGTACAGTCTACCGTCAATGTACCAACTACGGAAAATGTCATGAGCACGCTCATTAAAGGTGAGCATATTCAAAACATTTTGGAATTCTTCAACAATCTTTTTCTTAATACCAACAGAAACATCAACCCTATCAAGATTGACTTCTACTACATTTTCGTCGTCAGGTATTACGATTGCTTCGTTTACAATTTCTTCAATCGCCATATCAACTTCAGGGTGAGTTGCTGCTTGACGATATTTTCGAATGAGGTCTGCCTGATCTTTTACTTGAAGATCGGCATAGATATTCATGTGAGTGCCATATGCATACGAAGGAGCAGTTACATAACCTGCGCCATCGTCGTCAGTTGGCGGAACAACTGATGCAGCAGGAGCCGGTGTTACAGCATCCTGATCTTTTTTAGACCGCCTGATCTCAAAACCAAATAATTTAATTCCGTCGCCTTCTGCCATATTTGAAATCTCAGTTGTGGAAGAAAGGGGGAGCGAACTCCCCCTGCTTTACTTTACTTATAGTCTTCTTGCAAGTTATCCAAGAATAGCACTATTCGTCCAGTAGTCGTACTCAATTGTCACAGTAAAGGTCTCGATTTCACCCGCCTGAGCAAAATCAAGGTCAATAGCAGACACGTTAGTTGGGAACGCATTCTTAAGGATGTACTTGCCCTTAGAACTTGGTGTACCCTGTTGATCTGCCTGATGAACTTCCATATCAACAGCATATGTGCCGATACCAGAGTTATTTGACTGTTGACCTTCGTTGCTTTCATGGGTGTTGATACCGCTCATCCATGCCTCAAACGCACCACGGAGTTCGTGGTCTACATCATTGTAAACCGTGATAGTCCATGGTTCGAATGTTCGGTCGCCTGCCAACTTAATGATCCTGCCTCGGAATGGTACTTCTACCAGTCCAACCGTGCTAGCAGGCAACTGGGCACTGCGGCACATAAATGAGGCAAGTTCATTGTCACCACCAGCATATCCTGGGAAGTTGACTTTGACCTCGAACATATTGGCACGAGCGCCACCCTTGACCAACTTACCGCGAAACTGATCTACATTAAGAATTGCCATTTTAGTATCTCCTTGTAGTCGTTACGGGTTAGAATTGAATGCCAGAGTTAACGATCTCTTCAAAGTTCGCACCAGTTCTAGTAGCAACAAAGTTCAACGTGATGAAGTTGATGCTTCTAGATGGCTTGATGAAGAGTGTCGCAACGAACTCGTTACGATCGATAACTTCTGGGGTGTTGTTACGCTCGTCACACTGTACGAAGAAGTCCTGAATACCACGACGTGCTTGAATCTCTCGCAGGAGAGGTTCTACAATCGCTACGAACTCGGCGCGAGTAAACTCGTCGTTGAATTCGAACAGGAAGTTACGTGCAGCAACAGAGATCGCTTTCTCGAGAGCAAGGAACAAGCGTCGAACATTGATGCGATCAAACGCAGATGGTCGAGCAAGTTTAGTCTTGTCGCCGAACAGGATAATACCACGTCCTGGGAACTGAACAATTGGGTTTACACCCTTTTTGTACAGTTCGTCACGCTCTGCTTTACTTGGTGAATAAGCGAGGTTGGTCACACCAACATACTCACCGCGTCGCTCACCAGCAGGTGACCACCATGGACCATAGTTTGTGTCCGCAGCAGCCATAATACCAGCAGTGGTAGAAGCAGCAGGAATGTAGATGTAGTTGTCGTTGTACTTGTCGTATACACGCAAGAAGTTGTTATCAACGATCAAGTAAGAAGACGCTGTAAACTGATTAGTAGTTTCCAGAGTGTCATTTACTGGATCAATGTTGTTAACAACGTCATCGCGAGCAGGCGACGCAATAGCAACACAATCTTTTCGGGTTACGCCAGCAATTGCGGCGAGGTCATTAACGAGAGTGACTTGATCAGTCGTCGACGACATACTTGGAGCAATCAACAATGAAACGTCAATTTGCTCTACGTCTTCGAACTCATCGAATCCGTTTTGGATATCACCGACATCCAAAGCAGCGCCATCACGTCCACCAGAAAGAGCAGTGTTAGCAGAGTCTTCAGACCAAGATACGTTAGTGGCGTAGTTGGTAGTTCCTGAAGTAGCAGGAGCAGTGCCCCAAGTGGCAGTAGCAATGGTGTTTACTGAGTCGACATCACCGGACCAAATATAATTTGAACCGTTGTTCAGCACAGTTTTGAAGAAGTTGTCAGAACCGTCTACAGTCTTGGCGCCAGAAGCGACAGACAGGAATGGGAATGTCTCGAGGACAGTTCCTTTAGTTCCTGAGATAAGACCGTCTGAGTCAACTACTACAAGGTGAATTTCGTCATGTAACACAGTTCCTGGTCGGTCAAGTGCCCATTGAGAAGTTCCTGGGATAGCATCAAACTTATCTGAATAATCCCATGCTGCCCAGTTAGTGGCAGTCTGAGCAGATGAGTCAGTTTCGCCTGATTCAATAGCGAAAATAGAAACTGCGAGAGAGTTACCGAGCTCTCCTGGATACTTTGCGACAAACATGTCGAGTCCAGATTGTTGCTCGAAGTGATCTTCATTCTTGACTTGGTGCTTAGTAGCAGTCAAAGAAGAGTTAAGTGCGCTGTCACCGATAGCGACGCTACCAGATGGAATCGCACGACAGACTTGCAGGTTCCCAGAATAACGCAGGTACTGAGCACAGGAGAAATAATCTACTGCGTGATCAGCATCTGGCGTACCAAACTCTCTTGCGAGTTCATCTTCATTAGAGACGATAGTTGGTACTTCAACGGGACCCCACTTAAATGCTCCGACATATCCAGCAAGCGAAGTATCAACATTTGGGACCACAGGGGTCAAGTCGAATTCGCGAACTACGATAGCAGGAGACAGAGATGGAGCTGTAAGTGCCATTTTAGTTTCCTCTTTGCAAAAAGAAATTATAAGTTTTATACATTATAAGGTCGGCACCTAAGTGCTCAATGCATTTATTTATAAGTTGGTATATTTAGGCGTAATCCTCAGGGTTATAGACCAACCATGGGTCTGCCTTCTCCTCATATGATACTTCAGGAACTTCTTCTTGCTTAAATCCGAAGGGTGGGACGTCTTCTTCTATTTCTTGCATACGTTGCTCAAACATCATTTTCTTAATATTGATATCAGTCATCTCTGCAAAGAATGTAGTTTGTACCAAGAAACCGAACATAACAAGGTTCATGACCAAGTCATCGTGATTCCCGTCTTTCGCTTCGTATGATGCACCCTTTGCTTCAAAGGTGCTTATTTCTAGTATAGTGTTTTCATCCACAATGTCAAGTTTGCGCTCTTCCAGTAAGTCTTTAAATCCTGAGCATCCAAGACGTTTAGTTCGTCTTGTCATCTCTACGCCGATACCACTAGATTTTACTGTAGAGGACATGTGCACGTTTTCATATTCTCGTTCGTGATATAATCCAGAACAAACCAGTTGACCTGCATCGTTAGATTCTATCACCACATATGCTTGATTGTAAGAAGTCGCCCATTTATAAATAATATCTGGGAAGAGTAGTGGAGAAATAAGATTGTTGCGATACACTGCTACCTGTTTGAAAGGTCTACTGCTAATGTCGATGACGTTAAACGTACTATAATCCTGTCCTCTCCCTTTACTTACGTCAACACACATGACGTATTGTGACCCCTTGCGAGGTTCATCGTAAACAAGTAGATCACCGCCCTCGAGAATTTTCTTGGGTCGACCTGCCTTCAGGTTTAACAGGGTCTCGGCATTGATTAACGTATCGCCTGTACCGAAGAAGGTGTTGCCAAACTCCTGATCAAACTGTATCTGAGAAGTGTTATTAATCGTTTCTTCTTTCCACTTCTCGTCTCTCCCAGGAACGTCCCACCAATCTACACGGAACGGTTTATATTCATTCACACCCTGTACGGCACCTTCCCATATCTTATGGAAAGGATTACCGATACCGTTGGCGGTAGATGTAATGATCACCTTCGTATCTTTACCTGACGAAACCACAGGGTAAGTTGAGGTGTAAAACTCCGCTGCCCTTTCGACGAACGCAAACTCGTCAAGGAACAGTAGGTTTACAGACTGACCACGAATAGATGATCCGGAAGTCGCTGCGGCAAATATCTTTGAGTTATTACTAAACTCTATACTACCTTTGTTTAGAACCTTACATCCTGGTTGTAGATAAAAAGGCAGGTTCTCTAGCATCAAGGTGATACGCGAAAGCATCTCCCTCGCAGTCGCACCCTTGTTAGCAAGGACTGCTACAGTTTTCTCAGGGTGAAATATAGCATACCAAAGGAGATATGCTACCGAGGATATAGACTTACCAGACTGACGACAAGCAAGGACAACAGTAAAACGGTTGTCATTAAATTGCCGGAACATTTCCTCTTGATATGGGTACAACTCAAACGGGACTAGACCATCGTTGAGATTAATGATTTTTAAATGGTTAGTAGCAAAGTGAGCAGGGTCCGACATACACTTGGCGTACTCGGCAACTTTTTCTTGAGTCCAATCCTCCTGTATGCCATCTTTCTTGACATGAGGATTACCGAGATAGTGCGTGTCGGGTTTAGACTTGGTCGTGTCCTGAATCTGCGAGGGCATCATGTTGAGGAGTAATATCCTTTTCGTTCACTTGTTTCAGCGCACGCTGAAGATCGGTAGTTGAACCGATAAAAACATTCGTCGTTTCTTGTTTAGGTAGTGCCTTGACATCTTCCTTTTCTATATCCTTCTTTTGCTTGTGAAGGTTCATCAACTGTTGAGAAACATCAGAGGTGTCTTTTATAAGTTTGGCAAGAACTTCATATGCTCTGGGGTGTTCGCTGCTCTTAGCGACTTCAATCATTTCTTCTACACCGTCGCGACCCTTGCCGATTAAATCGTACAGAGTTTCTCTGGCGAACTGGTAGTCATTATCTTTATCTGATTCCATTATGGATTATTAAAATAGTCATGAGGCACATAGGTATCACTATCTAGTATTGACGGCGATACGGTATAATCAGAGTCCAATGAAACTGGACGAGGATTCGTTTCAACTCTTACAGTCTCCAAATACCTATCAGAGTCAGCAGAGTTAATATCCATATTGTACATATCCATGTCGATACGAGTAATAATCTTGCCTTCGTCTGGTTTTGGACCATAGAAGTTTACTTTCATATCAAAGGTCAAGGTATAGATTATCGTACGACGATCTTCCATCGCTCCTTCAAAGTTATCAGTAAATGCTACCGACTGTAATATTACAGGAACGTCTTCTTTGATATCCGGATAATCTTCAATCGGTTTAAAACTTACTGTGTATTGTGGAGCAAAGTAAGGCAATATTTGTTCTACTACTTGTAGGGCATCGTTGTGCTGTTTAGCATAAACATTAAGTTCAAACGTAATAATGTATGGAGTTGCAGTGTAGAACTTACTCGCTTTCTGACTGTCTTCAATACCAGTTCTAGTAAAATAATTGGTCTTAGGAAGTTGTCGTTGAGCATCATACGCAATTGATAGAACTTCAAAGGACATACGAGGCAGTTTGATTGCTAACTGTCTTTCATTATCCTCGCCCTGATTCATTTCATTGATACGTTCTAAGAACTTACGAGCAGGCGCATACGCCAGAGGAACTTTTTGCTGGGCATAAACATTATTACCATCACGGCGAATCATGTATAGGTTGTTGAACATCGCACCAAATACTGCGACGCACTTCCTAACTCGCTCGTGATAAAAATGACCGCCAAACATTAACTAAAATCCCCAAATGGATTATCTTCGCTGAAGTCTACGAACTCTAATACAGAAACATCAAAGTCAGTGACGTTAGAAGTCCAAGTACTGCTCGCTCCTATTGGATTTATATCTCCACCAGCAGCGCCAGATTGAATCTGTTGTAGTTCAGCAACAGCAATAGGAGTAGCGATAGAAGTCGCAACTCCGACGCTATCAACAGAGAAAACTTGCCTTGTGGTAGTAAAGGACTTGTACTCACCAGAGGTGTTACCAACGTTGGCAAGTCTCATAATATTATCGGAATCAGACCAGTGTACAACTTCACCAGTAACAACATAATCGTCGAATGCTTGAGTAACTCTATCCCCTCTAGTGAATCCATTAGAGGCAGAGTCCATAGTAAGTTGCCACTGATATGCGGCGAACTCTTCAATGTCGTCGATGCCCTGATATGTACCAGTACTGAACCGTTCTCCACTGTACTCGAACAACTCAAGTCTCATTCTGAATACAGGAAGTTGCCCTAACTGATAGAAAGGATTCTCATCTTCTACCTTCATAATCTCAAAGGTAGAACCAGATAATGGAATGTGTATCAGGTCGCCTTCGCGAGGACGATAGTAGACATCATCTTTTTTCTCAACATACTGACGAATCTCGCTGTTAAATCTACGGCGAGCCATAATAACTGTGGCAGCATCACGGATCTCTACACCAAACTTTTGAAAGAGGTCGCCCTCTCCATCGTATCCTTCTACGTTTTCAACATAGACTTCTACTTTGAATGCATATCGAAACTCTGAAAGAATCTCATCATTAAAGACCATATCTCTGGACACAACTTCTCGGGGCAGATAATAAACATCTTGCCCATAGAACTTGAGAGATTCAACGATTAGATTTTCGTAGAGAGCTTGTTCAGATTTTACGTTGTGGCGAAAGTGTACTGAAGTTGCCATGACGTTATCCTACAAAGAAGTCTGGCGGCACTTCCTGTTCGAGACGCATTCTTTCTCGAATCTTTTCCTGTTCTTCTCTGCCCTCTTCGATATAGCGAGCGCCACTAATGGTGACGCCGCCAGGAAGTTGCATACCTTCAAACTTTGACATATTTTGACCCCACTGCTCTTTGATAAGGGCAGTGGTATAGTCCTTAATGAACATATCATTGTAGATATTGGTATGCGTTGTTGGATCAACGGTTTGATAAACTTCAAGAGCAATATATTTTCCAGCACTCAAGGTGCCGTCTTCAATATCGCTGTGCATATATAAACGATTTTGCCGACGTGCAAAAGTAATTAAAGGTAGACCATTGACTTTCATATCAATCAACTCCATGTACTGACGAACTTGGTCATAGTACGACAGACCGCCATAACCAACATCAGACATTTGATGAAAGTCGCTCATGGCAAATTGGTAGTTGAATGAAAAGAAATTAGAACTGTTAATGACCGAAGCACTAACAGGGAACATTTTAGTTACATACAATATATTTGTAGGTAGAGTAATATATTTGTTTGTAATGTCGTCAGATGTTAACTGATGTTCGTAATAGACGCGCATAGTTGCGTCGTGATGAAACTCTTGATACAACTGAATGGCATCATCAATCTTATCTTCGATTTGATCTTCATCGACGTTGACTTCAACAACTGGTTCACCCAGTCTACGAAGGCAAAATTCGATCAGGTCAGCGCGAGATGAAACTACCGCCATGTTATGCTCCGTTCAGCAATGTACCAGCAGAGTCGTAAATTCCGATACCATTAAAACCATCAACTTGATCTGCGTTGAGGTTTGTTACTTTAGTTGTTGATGCAACAGTAAAAGGTGCTGTTCCTGTTGTGTTACTGAAGTTAACAGTTGCACCAGCAGCAGCAGTAAGTGTAGTTCCGTTATCGAACGTCAGCGTACCAGTAGTGTAGTTATCGGTAGCACCGCTGCTAAGGAACAATGGGGCATTTGAATCAATTTGACCTTGAACCTTTGCCGAATCGTACGACTCAACAGTAGCAAAGGAAAGTACACCAGATCCATTCGTAGTTATAAACTGATTAATTGCGCCATCAGAAACAGGATAAGTCAATCCGTTTAATACCGCACCACCAGATGCTGTTAAAGTATTAGTAAAAGTTTTAGCACCAGAAACAGATTGCGTACCAGTTAGTGTAACAGCAGCAGAATCAATCTGACCTAGAACTTTCGCGGAATCATATGATTCTACAGTTGCAAAAGAAAGTGTGCCTGAACCGTTTGTGGTTATAAACTGATTGATAGCACCATCAACAGTAGGATAGGTCAGACCATTTAAGACAGCACCGTTGGATGCAGTCAAAGTATTAGAGAACGTCTTAGCACCGCTAATCGTTTGACTAGTGCCGAGAGTTACATAATTGTTTGTAACATCTGAATTTAATGCCTGAAAGTTGGAGTCTAACTCTGTGAAGGTTAGTGCAGATCCTTTTACGTTTCTTAGAGTGAGTTCGGCCATACCATTATTTCCTCAGGCAAGTTGAGGGGGAGGATACTCCCCCTTGATCTTTATTCATCACGAATCAACAACTGATTCGTTTTAAATCAGTTTGGCGCTTCGTAAGTCAGTGAAGAAATACTGATAGTATCGCCAGCACCGATAGAGGTAGATGACAAGATAATGTCGCCACCGCCACCAGTAGCAGTAACTGAACCAGTGAAGCAAGAATCACCAGCGCCAGAGAATACAGTAAACTTAGTTACAGTACCTGCTTTACAGTTAGTGTCGTCTGTGATTGCAGCAGCAGTAGCAATACCGTTAGCAGCAGCACCGAAAGCAGTTGCGCTAAAAGCAAGTGAAGCAACTACTGAGTCGTTCTGACCACCATTCTGGAACTTAATAGAACCAGCACCGCCAGCGTCAATCAGGTCAACAACATAATCCGCAATACCGTTGCGAACATCAGTTGGGTGAGTAACAGCCATTTTAATCTCCTTTAGGATTTATTACTTTTGTTTTTCATCCCGCTCTTTGCCGTCGGCGACAAGTTTAGCGAGTTGCTCTTTCGAGACTTTTGCGGTCACTTTCACCTCTTCACGAGTGCCATCCTTTCGGATAACTGTGGCGGTGCCCGTCAACTTTCCAAGACTTGATTTAGTCTTAATACCCATTATTTATAATCCTCAATGATTTAAAAATTATTTAGTTACGCTCTTAGAGACAATTATTTTACCTTCTAAGATTCGTTCAACATACGGATTACCTGATGCTGAATCCGTATATTCAATCTCCACGTCATAAACATACCTCCTCCTGGTCAAGGAGTCGGTTTGTGTGTTAGTGAGGATTATATCAATAATCCCGTCACTAGCAGGGGAAATAACTCTAGCGTCAAATGAAACTGCTTCTGAGGAGTCTGCCCCATAACTACGATTAATCTTTCCTCTAACAGTGGTATTCGCTAAATCCCTGTAAGATGCATCTGCGTCAAGAAGTCTCAAACGCCATCTAGCGTCTGCTCCTTGATCTACATATAAATCTTCATACAATGCCATCTGTTATATCCAAGTATCTTTTTTAACTATTCTATTTATACTTCAATCTGACCAAGTGGTCGTCTGATAGTAATTGTCGACAATGCAGGTTTATATATTCTAAATGCTTTAACCAGCGGAATCGCCTCAGTCAACTCTGTACGTTGGGCAACACCCTCTACTGAAGATACACCAACCTCATCAGCGGTTAGATCTGCTTCTATCGAGAATACAGTTCGTTTAGTTACAGCATTAACTACTGAAGGTTGAGCATCTAAACCTGCAACGCCATTACTATCTGGCACACCTGTTGCTACAACCACTATTCTCTCAGCAACACCAGATGCTGAAGATGATCCTGCTTCTACAGATAGTCCACCTTGGTCATCAACTTCTCGATCACCAACACCAGCAACTCCGGAGGCACCAACTTCAGCAGCAGTTAGAGCACCGTCTACTATGACAACTACTCTTTCAGCAACTCCAACTACTGTTACATCTTGAACAACAGCAGCGCCAGAACCAACTACGGTTCTTTCAGATACACCAGCAACAGTCGAAGATTGAGCAGCAGGAGTTGCGTCAGTGTCAACAACGGCACGTTCTGCCACACCAGTAACATCAGATGCATCCGCTACCACCAAAGCAGCGTATTCTGTTACAACTTCACGTTCGCCGTTACCAGTTACAGAAGAAACACCAACTTCAGCAGCAGTTAGATCGCCGTCTACTATTACGACAGTTCTTTCTGCTACGCCAGATACAGTTGCTTCTTGCGCCTTTGGCGTTCCTGACGAATTGGCAACAATTTCTGGTACAACTTCTACCTGTGAATCGCTAGGTTGTAGTGAACCAGTTGCTGTTATAACACGTTCCGCTACACCAGCGACAACGTTGTTAACAGTAGGTCTTAGGGCATGCGTAGCAAGGTTATCATCAATCTCACGTTCAGCAACGCCTGCGACTCCCGAAGCACCAACTTCCGAAGCACTTAGATCGCCATCTACAATAACAATAGTTCTCTCTGATACGCCAGAAACGGTAGAGGATTGAGCAGAAGAAGTTGCATCAATATCGTTTATAGTTCTAATACCAGATCCATTAACTGCTGCATCTTGTGTAGTTAAGGAAACTGCTGATCTAATCTCACGCTCTGCTACACCAGCAACAACGTTGTTGAGCGTAGGTCTTAGAGCATGGGTAACGCCATCGTCTTCAATCTCGCGTTCTGCTACACCAGCGACACCGGAAGCACCAACTTCAGCAGCAGTTAGATCTGTTTCAACAGATACGACAGTTCTTTCTGCTACGCCAGATACAACAGCATCCTGCGCCTGTATAGCACCTGTTGAGTTAGAAGTTATTTCTGTAACAGCAGTTACAACTGGCGCATCGGTGGTAAGAGTAACTGCTGACCTAATCTCACGCTCGGCAACACCAGAAACATCGGAAGGATCGTCAACTATTAGCGCAGATTGCTCGGTGATTATTTCGCGCTCACCATTACCAGCAACTACTGAAACACCGATTTCATCAGCGGTTAGATCTGCTTCAACAGATATAACAGTACGTTCGGATGTACCTACAACAACAGAAGATTGAGCAGCAGGAGTAGCATCAACATCATTGATTGTACGTTCTGCTGTTCCTGCTACAGAAGAAGAATCAACAGCGAGTGCTTGTACAACGTTGTTAGTTTCAATCTCGCGTTCTGCTACACCAGCAACACCAGAAGATCCTATCTCTGAAGCAGTTAATGCTCCGTCAACGACAGTGATTTCTCTTTCTGCTGTGCCAACAACAGTTACATTTTGAGCAGATAAGGTCGCGCCTGATCGTATTTCTCTTTCCGCGACTCCCGATACTATTGCGTCCTGAGATGCTACTTGCGGTGGTATCGGATCTCTTACAGTTCTTTCAGATACACCACCAACCGTCGAAGACTGGGCAGTAAGAGCGGTGTCAACATCAACTATAGTCCTTTCCGCAACACCAGTTTCAATACTAGAAGATTGAGCAGCAAGCGCAGTGCTGACGTCTACAATGATGCGCTCAGCGGCACCAACAACAGCAGAAGGATCATCTATCGCAAGCGCACTTACCTGAGTAACAACGTTTCGTTCAGCGTTACCTGTGGTTGCCGCTACTCCAACTTCAGCAGCAGTTAAATCAGTGTCAACTCCAACTATGGTGCGCTCAGCGACTCCAGTTTCTATAGTTGAAGAATCAGCAGCAAGAACAGTATCTACATCAACAATGCTGCGCTCAGCAAAACCACCTGTACCACTACCACTCGTTTGTAGAGAAGAACTTAAGACTGATGGTCCTTTAGTTGCGGTGATATTTGTAATGTTATTTTCTGTTGGTTTTAGTGCTATTGCTCCAGCAACTATAGTACGCTCAGCAACGCCAGCAACTACATTGTTTTCTGATGGTTGTAAGGCAGCGGAAGTTACTCGTCCAATATTTGCTGTTACTGTAACTTGAGAAGGAGTATCTACTTCTGCTGCTGAGACAACAGTTACAATAGAACGTTCGCCATCACCAGCAACATCAGTAATAACTGATTCGTCATCGTGTAAAGAACCAGATCCAGTGATTTCACGTTCAGATACACCAGCAACAACAGAAGATTGAGCAGTAGGAGTTCCCGATCCAACTATGGTTCTTTCCGATACACCAGAAACAGTAACATCTTGAGAAGCAGGTGTGGCATCTACATCTGCGATGATACGCTCTGCGACACCAGAGGCACTAGATGGATCTGCGTTTACATCACCATCAACTTGCCCATGTACTTCAAGTTCAATAACACGCTCGGCAACACCAAAGACTAAGTTATTTGAAGTTGGTTGCGGAGCACCAGAACCTGTAATAACCCTCTCGGCGGCACTAGCAACGGTGCTACTTTGTGCTTGTATCGCAGCACTCTCAGATACAATAGTTCTTTCTGCTACGCCAGATACAGTAACGTCTTGAGCAGATATCGTAGGTGATGTTACAAACCCTTGATTACCTGATCCAGAAACAGAAGATGATTCCGCTGTTACTGTAATGCCACCTTGATCATCGATGATTCTTTCAGCAACGCCAGCAACTACATTGTTAGCAGTAGGTTGTAACGTGCCTTGAGCAGTACGAGAAGCACGTGCTTCTCCAGATACATTATTATTAGTGATAGGTTGAAGTGCCGCTGATCCAACTTGTGTTATTTCGCGTTCGGCGGCACCATCTACTGCTACATTTTGAGCAGATACAGCACCTGATGCATTTCTAGTTGCTGTAGCGGAACCAGAAACAGTAGAATTTTGTGCTTGCGGGGAACCACTACCATTACTTGTGATTACAGTGGTTCCAGAAACAGAAGATTCTTGAGCAGCAGGAGTAGCATCAGTATCTACTACACTACGTTCGGCAATACCTGCGACGTCTGATGCGTCAGATACAACGAGGGCAGCGACCTCAGAGACAACTTCACGTTCACCATTACCAGTTACGGAAGAAACACCAATCTCATCAGCAGTTAAATCTGCTTCGATTGTTGTTACAGTTCTCTTGGTAGTACCTGAGACGGAAGAATCTTGTGATTGGGCAGCGCCAGATCCAGTAATCTTGCGCTCGGCAACTCCAGAGACTGTTGCGTCTTGCGCTGTTAGTTCAACGACGAGTCTATGCTCGCCGCCAACATATCCAGAATCATGATACGTATCGTCTACGTATGGGATAAACTGTGCTGATGATGCCAAGGTGTTACCTTTTTATAGTTATAAATCAGTACAACTACTATTTAGGCAGTTTCTATTTCCTCAATCACGTTTTCGGCCATTGCTTTTCCTCGTTCATCACCATTAAAGACGAATGCTATAGTAGTTCTGAGGCAATTGGTCTTAGCAGCATGATATAAAAGTCTATCAGGTTCTTCATATGTTCCATAATATCCATACTTACACTGCCAACCCTTCACGTCAGGGATTACTACATGTTCTTTGGTTTTGGGATCAATATGTTCCCATTGCCCGTCACCGCTTTCAGACCAAGTAAAGATAATATTAAATCCTGGTGCGTTGGCGTTGTTATGCCAACCAATATAACCTTTTGGGGGGTAAACCATAGAAAGTGCTTTACGGTGAGCACCAAGATAAATGCAAACATCATCAACAAGTTGTTCACCCTTTCCCGCGAGTTCTACTTGTTTGTCGATATCGGCGTATCGAAAGTGTTCCGCTCTCAGTTCAAATCCCATCGATGATTCTGGGTATCCAAAATGTTCTCTACCTTTGTAGATTATTTGTTTGCGGTAATCGTCTCCAGTGTACCAGTCAGCATCATCATCTTTGTTGTAGTTGCTGACTTTTGCAATGTCAATCGTTTGTACTAAATCAGAATATTCGTTTAACAGATCTAAGAATTCTTCATTGCGAATAATCGCAGTGTTCATCGGTTCAGCATAAAAATCCATAATATTAATCAACTCTCACATATAGCGTATAAGTTTCAATCGTCTCCGGAGTATTAGTTAGTGTCGCACCAGTGTATTGCCCAGTGTATTGAGCAGTATAGTTTCCAGTGAAGTTCGCAGTATAAGTTCTTGATCCAGCAAATCCTCGTATGCCCAAAAATGTTCCTGGTGTGAGGTAGTTAGAGCTTGCATAGTTTCTAGATCCACCAAAGGATCTGGTACCACCAAATGTTCGAATACCTGTGAAGTTAGCATTCGCAAAACCAGCAAAGGTGCCAGGGACTGGACTGGTGAAAGTACCAGATCTCGCACCAGAATAGTTTGCGGGAGTTACACCTAGGAAAGCAGCATTTGATGCAAAGTTTCCTGCCCTCACTCCAGAATAGTTTGCTGGTGTTACTCCGAGGAAGTTATTATTGCTCGCAAAACTTCCTGGTCTCACACCAGTATAGTTCGCTGGAGTGGTTCCCAAGAAGTTAAAGTTCGCGGCGAAGTATGCGTTTCTTGTGCCGAGATAAGATGATGTTCTACTGCCAAGATAGTTTCTTACCCCAAGATACCCACGAGGACCGACATAGTTTCTGGTGCCAGCAAACTGCCAAGTTCTCGATCCAGCGAATAATCGCCAACCGTTAAAGTTCTTCGGTCCTTGGAACCAGCGCAATCCAGTAAAGGGGAGTGGTTCAAAAGGTTGGAAACGAGTGAATACCCTTGCCCCTTGATAACCGCCAACACCCAAGAACGACTGATAAACGCCAAAGTTTGCTGGCATTGGACCATTGAAGTTTGCAGATCCACCAAATGTTTGTTGCGCTCCTTCGAAGTAAACGGATCTCGCAAAGTTTGCAGGGGTGGTGACAGAGAAATAAGCACTTCTTGGACCCAAGAAACTTCTTGGTCCAACATAATATGTTGGCGTAACACCTCCAAATGCAGCAGATCTCGTACCAGCAAAACTTCTGGGTCCAACGTAATATGTTGGAGTTGTTCCTAGGAAGTTTGCTGCTCTTGTACCAGCAAAACTTCTTGGTCCAGTATAGTTTGCTGGGGTGGTGCCAAGGAAGTTAAATGCACGGTTTCCTACATAAGAACCTGTTCTTACACCAGCATAGTTTGCTGGTCTCGTTCCCGCAAAAACTGCTGGAGAAGTAAAATTGGCAGGACTTGTATAGTTACCAGCATAGTTTCTCGAACCACCAAATGCTCGCACTCCAGTAAAATTGGCAGGAGAAGTATAAGTGGCAGCGTAGTTCCTAGTACCAGAATATTGAACATTAGAATATCCAGTGTACTGACCTGCGTATTGTTGGTCCGCAGTAGTATAACGAGTGTCTACAGCTGTACCACGTGCTTCCCAAGTTCCTGTTCTCGTAGGTGCGCCCTGTGCCGATGAGCGTAGTTCGTATGTACCGACTTCTCCATGCCTAAAATATTTTCCTGCTATCTGTCCAAAGGTAAGCGACATCTCTGAATCAGTCATCGCTTCTAAACCACCATCATATGACGCTAGAGGATAGGAACCATACTGTGTTCGTTTGACGTGCATCGCATTACATTTAGCAGGAGCAGTAATAGTCTGTCTCTGCCAAATACTATACTGAGTTACATTGCCATCTGTAGTTGTATCAGTAAAAACATTAGAAAGAGTGGCAGACCAGTCTCCGCTCGGAGCAGAGGCAGCAAGTCTTTGCGATCCAGGATATTCATTTGACTGTATAATTGACATGAGCGATTGCCCGATGCCATCCATAGCATCAGAATCCATATCAAATATGTTACCGTCCGACTCATAAACAGGACGACGAAACAATCCCGTACTCTGGTCGTCCAGTTTTACTGCTCCGGAAGCACTATCACCCTTTAATTGATAGAGAGTAGTTGTGGTCGATCCAATAGAAAGTGAAGATCCTGGGTGTGTTCCTACTGCTTCGTTATAGAAAGTGTCAGTGTATGAACCAATGGCAGAATCTCTATGCGCGATTGTAATAGATGATTTAATAGCAGTGGGACCAAGAGTCCCTCTTTCAGCAAAGCGCAATCCCGCCTGATACGCGAGATAGTTCTCATTGGTAGAAGTCGCCCTTTGCAAATTGCCAGACGCATCTTTTTGAATAATTGGTAATTTGTAAGGTTTCGCCATGACTATCTGCTATGCCGATGAATTTATTAATCTATTTATACGTTTAGCAACTGCTTATGGTTTGCCTTCAAAATGATCCCCAACCTGAATCGCTGTTATTTCAGATAGATTTCTAGTAGCAGTATATGATTTATGATATAAAACTGTATTTTCTGGCATAGGCACTTCCCTATGCAACAAAGACCAATAGTTCCAACGATAGTTGTCTTCAAAAACACCAATCTTCAAGTCTTTATACTTCTCAACTTTTTCTGTTAACCACCAAAGAGTAAACTGATCCCAATGCCTTAAATGGTATGGGTAAGTTTCTTTATCATAGTTCCCCTCTTCATCGGTCGGCCACCAATGACCTGCTCTTTGCTGCACATAAATGTCATACCATTCTTGCATAAATTCCATGACTAGAGGGTTGCTGCTATCATACAAACAAACGCCACCGCAAAGAGTAAACTTACCGCCAGGAAAATCTATGTCTCTAAAGATATGATAACACTCTTCTCTTAAGTCAGTGAATACCATATCATTATCGCCGAGTTCATCAAACACCAAGGCGATGTCTTCATGCAAACATTCCATATCTGCGTCAATATAGAAAGTTTTATCGAATGGACTTTGAGCCATGCCCCAAAGTTTCGCTCTGTAGTTGTCGTCGCAGAAAATTATATGATCAGCAATCTTTTCCCGACCATCACAAAACCGTTCTTCGGTTACAAAGCAGACTTTTGCCTCGGGGTGATAGTCCTTTATCTGCTCTATAAGATTTAATGCCCAAGCATAGTAGACATCTTCTTTAGAGGCAACAATCAAGTATCCGTTATTTTGACTCTGCTGCTTCATTAGTTACAAATCCAATACCAAGTTCTTCCATCATGATTAGTTGAGCGTACAAGTTGAGTTCTACAAGATTCTTAGAACGTCGCAGTTTGCTCTTTAAAGTTTTATTGGAAGTGTTTTTGATTTGATCGATTTCTAGGATTTTGATCTTGGCGTCAAACAGTTTTTCTAACTCTCTCGCCTGCTCTTCTGCCTTCTTCCTTTGCTCGTCGATTTCCTTTTCTTTGGATTTGCGTTCTTGACGTTCTTTGGTGTTCTCGTCAATTTTTTCCTCACCAATCTGTTCTAACAATTCGGTGAAGTCGGGATTTAAATCCCCATTAATGTCAAACTTCCGGACAGTAACGACTTGAGAGATTTCTCTGTTATTTTCGTCAGTAATTAAAAGAATGGCTTCTGCCATTTCTTTTTCTTCATTGTGCCAAAAGGCATTGTCCATCCACTTTCTGGTCGCCATCATAAACTCCTATGATATAAAATAATTTAAGTTGCTGACACCCTTGTATATAGTGTATATGTTTCCACATCTACTGGCACTGCCACCAGAGTTTCGCCAGCATATTGATTACCAAACTGTCTCGTATAGTATCTAGTGTATTGTCCAGTGTACTGCCCTGCATAATAACCAGTGTATGTTGCTGATCTTGTTCCGGTGAAGTTGATACTAGAAGGACCCAAGTACTGATCAGCATAGTTTCGGTTGCCAGTATAGTTTGCTGCGAAGTTTCTGACTCCTAAGAAGTTAACAGGTGCACTTGTATATTGTCCTGCATAGTTTCTTGAACCAGCAAACTGCCTAGTGCCAGCAAACTGTCTAGTTCCTGGGAAGTTTGCTGCTCTAGTTCCTAAGAAAGCACGAACCCCAGAATATGCAATATAGTTAGTGGATGCGAAATAATTATTTCCTAGGAAGTTAGCAGGTGTTGCTCTGACTCCAGAATAAGTTGGGAATCCAGTAAAAGTTGCAGGAGCAGGTCCCAAGAAATTCGTAACAGGTCCAGAGAAGTTTTCAGATACCGCAACAAAGTTATTCGTTGGTCCTGGTCTCACCCCTGAAAAGAAATTCGGAAAACCTGCTTCAAAAGGTGCGGTGTTGCCTAATCTTTGACCAGTGTAAAATGCTGGTCCAACAAAGGTGCCAGGAGTAGGCGCACCAAAGGTTGTATAACTGCGTATTCCAGAATAAGAGCGAGTTCCTGCGAAGTTTGCTTGCCTAACACCCACATAGGATGATGCAATATTAGCAGTGAAGGTTCCTGGAGCAGGTCTAGTTCCTAGGAAGTTTCTAGAACCAAGGTAAGAGGATGTTCCGAAAGCAGTAAAGGTCATTGGAACATAATCTGTTGCTGGTCTCACGCCCAAGAAGTTAGTCAAGGCAGAAGTAAACTGTGTTGTGGCGCTTGTGTATTGCCCAGCATAGTTCCTTGACCCCGCAAACTGACGAGTTCCCGCAAAGTTTACAGGATTTGCTCTAACGCCAGCAAAGGATTCAGATTTAGTTCGTGATCCACTAAAAAGAACTTGCCTTACACCGAGGAAAGTTGCGGGAGGATTTTCATACCTTAATCTTGTGTATTGCCCAGTGTACTGTCCACTGTACTGAGTAGCGAACTGTCCAGTATACTGAGTTCCAGCATATTGCAGAATCTGTGTGGTGTTCTTTGTATCAACAGCAGTTCCTCTTGCTTCCCAAGTTCCGGAAGCAGTTGGAGCACCTTGCGCTGAAGAGCGCAGTTCGTATTCACCAACTCCGTTCGTATAGTACCCATAACGAATCATACCGTTACCGATTTCACCAACTTCTGATGCCGACAACTCCTGAAAATCAAAATCGTTTATTCGTTTAATTGGATAATATACTTCTGAGTCAACATTGATTGTGAATTTGCGCCAAATATGATAATCAGTTGTCCCGTCAGTTTTAGTATCACTGAAGCAAGTATCAATCCATTTTTCGTATTCTGCTGATGGTTGAGTAGAGGACAACCTGAAAGTTCCAACTCTTTCTTCAGAATGGACAATTTCGTTTACTCTGAGAGCAAGAAGTTCATAACTCGCAGAATCCATAGGGTGTAATCCACCGTCTGAATCTACAACAATCATGTTCTCAACTACGCCATCAAATGGCACCTCATAAACTGAGTCCAACATCTGATACAATGTTGTAGTGGTAGTTGATGGTGCGGAAATGGACGTTCCTGGGTGCGTTCCGATTGGATCAGTGTAGAACGTATCGGTAAAAGTACCAATAGCAGAATCTTCAGCAGTATTCGTTAAGGTAATAGCACCGGAATATCGTTTACCTACTGAATCGAATGCACCGACAAGTGCAAGACCACCTTCGTTGGCGAAGAGTTCTTCTTCCAACAAGGTCATTTGTTTAAGATCGCCGCTTGAGTTTAGGATCTTTATCGGTATGCTATTCCAAGCAGACATACTGTATTATCCTTTCTTTAAGCGTTCAACAATGTGCCATTGCGATCATAAACGTTCGGGACTCTGGCGTTGACTTCGGCAAGTGCTCCGTGGACAGTTTTAGCAGTTGTATGCGGAGTGGCATCACCAGAGGCAGGCATTTCTATTGCTCGAGAGAAAACGATATCTGCGCTGTCAGTTCTCCACACTTCCTGTGAAGCAGAATAAAGTCCAGTGTAGAAAATTATGTCGCCGGAATTATTAACAATACTGGCAAACTCAGAACCTTCTACAGAATCAGTTTGAAAGTGAATATGCCCATTACCAGAAGCAAGGCGCACATCCGAGTCAGCATCAAGAGTAACACCACCAACAGCGGTAGTAATCATGAGAGTGCGAGCAACTTCCATTCGAGTTTCTGCTGGCGCGAGGTTCCAACTGATAACCTGATCGCTGTCTCTATAGAAGTAAATATTACCGTCATAGGTGTCTAGTGTCATATCGCCTGTAACATCAATATGGTATCCACCAGTTACTTCTAGTTTATTATCTGGACCAAAGGTGTACTCGTATCTTGTATTGCTACCTCGCATGAAGGTAATACCAGAAGCAGAATCTGCTACTTGCAGAGTCAACTGACCATCAGTTGAAATGGTGTAGTCGCCAGTTACAGAATCTATGTTACTGGTTCCCATCGTACGATTGAATCGAGTGACGCCGCCATCTTTATGGACGATGACCCCACCATCAGCATCTAAGGTAATGTTATTTTGAACATCGAATGAAAGATCGCCTGTTACTGTGTGCGTTTCATCGCCAACAGTGATTACGGCGAGAGCGGAGTCAGTGGTAATCTTACCTGCGTTAGCATCAAATACTGCTTCGATTTCATTAATGGCGTCAACAATCACCTTCGCTTCGGTGTCCAAGTCAGCACCACTACCGCCACCAGCACCGTGCAAGTCGCTGTCAAGTTCGTTGAGAGCGTCTACAAGGGTGTTCGCGGTAAAGTCGGTCAAACCCCTTACCTTACCCAAATTGCCTGATGTTTCTGGTCCAATAGCGGAATCCAGATACTTCATATCTGAGTCAACAATATCACCGAAATGATTAAGGTCAGTGATTAGTTGTTGAAAGGTATCCGTCGTCTGAAATAGAGGATGGTCGCTGTCATGAAACATGTTATTCGACATTTTAGTGCTTCTCTATCATTGTTTTTATTAGGTCTTTAAGTTCCGAGAACTCTTTTTTTAAATCAGCGATATCTTCTTGCATCGCTTTTTCTTTTTCCCTTTTGGCGATTACACGTTTTTTCATTTCGCGTGCACGCTGTATTTCTTCCTTGTTTGTATTTAGTATTGCGCCAGTAGAGAGGTCTTTAACTAGACTAGAATGACCCTCAACATGCCTAAGTTCTTTTTTCATCAGATCAAAGCAATCGCTTTAATGTCTCGAATGATCGGAACTTGACAACTATTCCTGGTTCTCAACACTATTTTTATTTGGAACTGACGGAAGTCAGGAAGGTTGCCATCAATCCCGCCTAGAAGATACCTATACTCGCTATATGTAATCTCTCCAGGACCCTGAACATACAGGTTCTTAGGAGGATCATTATCTGGGACGACTCGCTCCCAGTCTACAGTATAGATATCCTGATCATCGCCAGTAGTTGTTCGATAATATAAATCGAAATCTGCTTCTGGCGGTACGTGCAACTTAGCAATAATTCGCAAACCATTTCCTGCCTCAGGGAGGATAATTGGTTTTGTAATATGCTTGGATGGAGTAGTACCAGACAACGGATGAGTTTCAGGCAGGAAGTCTTGTGGAGCATTCCTTACGGTATCAGCACCATCAGAATCCCATGCTTGGTTGTCAACGATGTAGTTAAGCATGTTTGCTCCGACACCTTGAATATCAATCATCGGAGTCAAATCAGAAACGTAACCAGACGCTTTCACAGATTGCGCTCTAGGACCGCCAAAGTTGGAAACCTGAGATGTTTGTAACTTAGTGGTAACAACGATTGAAGGTTCTCCATTCAACGCTGTTGGACTCAAAGTTTGATCACTATTAGCGAGGTAACGAGGTGTGTCAAAGTATATTGTCTCAAATGGAGTCAATGTAAACATTCCATTACCATTTGTTCCTGGGGTTGACGTATCGTCGATATCAAATCTGGTGTCTTGGGTTGGTGTAGAAAGTCCAACCTTACCATGCGAGAATCCGCTAACGAAACTTGCTTGATACTGAATACTGGTTCCTGTGAATTCTACATCAGAAACATTCCAAGTAAACCTGTCGATATTACAAGCGGAAAGACTGCTTACTGAATCTGCGCCAAACTTACCAGTCGAAGTAAAGGTTGATCCGTCATTAATGGCAACATAATAACCATTAACATCAGGATCCACAACCACGTTGGCACTGTCCATAATTGAACCGCCAGTAACACCGTTGTAATCAGTTCCTGATCCTAATCCTCGGATAATAACCTTATCGCCGTCTAGCAAGTTGTGGTACTTGTGCTCAACACGGAAACGAGTTAGGTCGTCCGAATCAACAGATAAACTTGTTGCATAATTGTGGTTAACTCTAAAATCTGGTTGATTGTAGAAATTAACAAATCCTTGCTTCTTGAACTTCGCAGTATAGATACGGAATGCCAAATCTTGATTCTGTTTTGGAGTCCAAGTAGAACCGTTCTGAGACAAGAAGAGAGAACCAGTTGCAGGTTGCTTAGAAACACGCTTATCAGTTCTACCGATTACCAGATCATATGTTGTTGCTACAAATGCCTCGTATCCATCACAGTCTGACAATAGAACCAGAGCGTATTCTTTACCCGCCTGAATATAAATTGGTTCTTCAAACTCAAAAGTTACTGGGTTCGCTAGAATATTATCCAGAGTAGTTTCGTCAGGATCGGTCACATTAGGAATCGCAGCAACCACATCACGCACTTCTTTAGCGGTCTTATAAACACAGTGCTGCTCGCTTATAGGCGCACGGTTCGGAGTTCCGTTTGTCACATCTCTTATCTGTAACTGTAGTTGAACTTGAGGTTCACTAGCAGCAGGTGCTCTCCGCATAAACACATCAATCTTGGTGATGAATGCTCCGCTAGTCATGGATGAAGCGACTAGCGAGAAAGTCTGCGCCAATGGATCATATGGAACCCAAACAACTTCGCTTTCTGTCGAGATCGTTTCGCTTTCTAACGTCTCTGCCACTCGATCAATATAATCCTCAGTTCTAACAACGCGAGTGCTTACAATATCTCTCCTTCTGGTGATTGCACGACCAGCAGCGCGATATCTTGTTTTCGCTCTAGAAAGTGCGTCGCTACTTACGCCAGAAGAAACGTCCAAAAGTTTTACTTCGCGCGAACCAACTCTAAACTTCCATCCGGCATAGTCATAAACAGCAGGATCTCCTGCGCCGAAACGAGCAACACCTTCTTTAACTTTCTTCAACCAAGTTTCAAGTTCTTCTTCGTAAGGGAACACTTCAGATTCAGGAACAGGGATGACTGCTGTATTCGGGATGAACAAATCAAAATACAGATTACCGAATTGGTCTGAAATAAGAACGTTTTCGTTTGAAACATTGAGAGAATTAGGATGCTTCTTCATCCAAGTAGCAACAGGCGCATATTGTTTATTTTGTGCACCTGCGTCCAGCAATGTGGTGTAAGAACCTTCGTCCCGACTCAATACCCACTGATCCATCCTAACTCCGTCGAAGTACAACCAGAAACGTGTATCTGGGCGCAGACCTTCTGCTTTACCGAGCACTCGTCGAGCTCGGATAAATGGAACAGTACTTACATCTATGATCTTATCTTCGTCGAAAGTTTCAATTTGATCGCTTACTACGCGAGTGCGAACACGCTCAGTAATTCTTTGAGTAACTCGGCGAGTGGTTGTCGTTCTTTCGATTTCTCGCTCGACACGACCTGCCTCATTAATTCTACGTCCACCCAAATCTCTAGTTGTGGTTCTTGTAGAAACAAAGGTAGCAGTCCAAGTTCTAGGAACATATGCAGATAGATCATTCAACTTAATGTAAATGGTTTCGTTGGTAATATTTCTATCAGGCAAGCGATGATTGTCTACCCAGAAATCAGCGGAAGGTCTTAGTTTCAGATTACCTTCACCAGCAAATACGTTAAATGGGTTGACATTATAGTACCCACGTTCTTCGTATGAGTATGGGGTCATCCATGAAATTACTTCTTGACTTAGAGCGGAATCAAGAACTTCTTGATAGTCCAGCATCAACATATCGCCCTTTCGGACAATGTTGCTCAAAGAAGGAATAGTAGTTGTGCCTCTTGCTCCGGATACCGAGTCGCCTGAATCGTAGATAAAGTCGTTCCAGAACTTAGTATGCTTCGGTTGAATCTCGCCCTTTAACGTATCAAGAGTCTGCGTGATCCAACTTTCGTCATCAATAAAGTTCGGTCCAACTTCTGCTGAAGCGAGGGCAAGTCCATAACTGAAATCGTCAACGAAGAAACCAGTCTTAGAGCGAATATTCCCTTCGCCATCCTGCTCGATAAGATTTTGCGCTTCTTGTTCGATAAACGAAAGGGCAACAGTTTCTTCCAATCGCCCGACTCGGTTTCTTAGACGATCGATGTCTCGCATAGTGTAGCGAGGATATCGGTTAGTGGAAACCATCAAATCCCTGACAGATTTAGTATTGCCGTTCAACAAAATATTGAAGAGGCGCATTGTACTTTCATCTGGTTGAGGAATTCCTGGTACGAGTTCCTCATCTCCTCTCTTAGTATAGAGAACAGGTCTAAATGTGGTTTTGTCGTATGTTAAGTTGATCCCATCTATTCTCTTATTATAGTATTCTACACCAAAACTAATTGTATCACCATCTCTAGGAATTTCATTGTAGTCTGCAGAGTTTATGGTATCTTCTAATGGGTTAAGTTTTGGACGCAGGTCGAAATACTGATGTAGAGGATATGGTTCGCCATCCAACTTGGAGACAAACGTAGGAATATCACCGTAGTCAAACTCAGGGAACTGACTTGTTGCAGATGCTGAGTCAGTAAACAAGTATGAGTTTGGTGAGAAGTATCCGTCATTTCTAGTCCAAGTAAAGTATCCAATCTTCGCAAGGACTGAGTCGGTAAGATCACTGACTCCTCTGTTTGGGGTCAATGAAACAGGACCGTAGAAGTTATCTCGTTGTCCACCGTCAAATACGACGTTGTTAGTGATCACTGATCCATCAGAGTCAGAATCATATGCGTGGAGCAATCTCACACCGTCATACAATCCAGACATCGCAGTTCCATCTGCTTTACTGGTAATCAGGAAACGATCACCAACAGAATCATTGTATCTTCGCAGTTTAAACCAACCTTCTGTGTACTTCTTCGTGTCTGGAGTAAGACCACCAGACTTCAATCCTTTTTGTACATAATAGTATACTTTGTAGTTGTGACCGTTTACAGGATTTGGGGGAGTAATAGTTGCTGTTCCTGACGATATAGTAATGTCACCCGCGCCGATGATAGGCGCACTATCTGTGTCAGTGTTGATGAAAACCCATTGTCCATCATCAACGAAATCTTCATCTGATCCACAAGTGAGTGATAGAGTTCCTGATGAAACCGAAACATCATCAAACCTTTGAACTGTCATTTTTACATCACTGACACTCTTAACGCGGTGGTTTGAAATTTCAAATAGAGAATTATTAACTTCCGGTCCAATTATAAATGCTTGTTGATCTTCTAATTGAAACTGTAATGTGTCAGTAGCAGATGCAGCACCAACTTCGCGCATAGTCTCAACATCGCGGAAGTTTTTTCCTGCCTGCATTTGAATATCCATCAAATGAACTCGATATTGAGTATCAATACCTTTTACATTATTGCCTGTTTTACCGTTGTCTACAGTTGTCCAGTCCATATTAACAACGGACTTAACTCGCGCATGACCGATACAGACACCACTTTCGTTTAGCAGTTGTTGTTTCTTCAGTAAGTTAAGGTTAGAAGGATTCCAGTCTCCTAAGAAACTATTAGTGCCTGAATCATTGCCCTTGACGCCGAGATAGTTCTTGAAGAAAACGCCTGTGCTTGTGCCTGAATCTGAAGTAGTTGAGACTGGTTTTTCAACATAAAGAACATTGTCGAGTTCTTGTTCTAAACGAAATCCGTCTACATAGGCAAGGGGATTCAATCCTTGATCATTGACTCCGGACAAGTGATATCGCATTCTCGTAGCATCACCGTTGGAGTCATCCCATTCGTCAACTTCCAAAGCAAATTTGTTGACGATAAAGTCTCCGAGTGCTTCGTTTTGGCGAGTCGCCATTCTTCTTTCAATTTGATTAAAACTATCCGTGCCCTGTTTAATCTGTACAATCTTAGATTCTCGAACCTTAGCAAATTCAATGAAGTCCAATCTATCAGATACTTGATTTTCAGTTATTAGTTGAAGTCGGATTCTATAGCGATCGGCACCTGGAGATGATAGGTTTGGTCGAGCACCTTGGTTGTCGTACAATCTTTCGTCATCAAGAACAGTAACAATGTCTTGTACAATTTCAAAACCAACGTTGGCGTTTGCTACTGCGCTGTGCTTAGAGATGGCAAGTTGCTGTTTCGGGGCGATAACGAAATGCCCACGAGTAAAGAAGTCAGCAGTCTGCATTGTGAAGATAACACCTCGTCCAGTTGAAGAGGGTTCACCAGCAGCAGTATCCTGCTTGTGTACTCGCAAGTCGCTCAACCCAGGAATTTCCAAAGTTTCTTCTTCGACAAAAGCAAGTGGGGCGGTAAAAGTATCAGTGTTAGATGCACCTGCTGCGCCTTGAGAAACATATCTTCCATATAATACAGGAAGATCGTCTCCGCTTGCAACTTCTACGTGGTTACATTGGAAAATAAGTCCAGATGTTTTGCCGCCCTGTGTACTTGTACCAGTAATTGTGGCGCCAATATAATCTTCCGGATCGTCATACAGTTCGTCAACGATCACATATGATCGAATGTCAGTACCTGCACCAGAACTCTTCGGAGCTACCGCACCGCCATCTTGAAAAATGTTTGCAGCGAACTTCGTGATTTGATTCTGCAAGATTGTTTGTAACTGAGTAAGTTCCCTCGCCTGCAAAGGACGACCGCTGTTGAACAGGATGCGATAATATCCATCGCTATCAAGGAAATCGTCTTTGTAAACGTTCTTAAACGTGTTATCAGTATACGGATTAGGCATTTTTTATTTTCCTTACAGGTCAATCACGATCTTGACGTCTTCAGTTTGTTCGTCATCTCGAGTAATTTTAACTCTGTTATCTATGTAGATAACTTCTCCCGAGAACCTGTCTGCTTCTGCTGGTCGTAAGTGTGGTTCACGAATATTATTAGCACTATCATTTGGAACAATTGTTCCAGTGCCCAAAGGAGATGTTCCTTCGTAAAATTCTATGTTATTTGTTCCATCAAATCTCTTAAATCCAGTTGCTCTTGTTTGATGGACATACGCAACTGCTGTTGTTGAATCATATGTAGCATCGAAGTAGTCTAGAATTGCTTCAGCATTCGAATTAGTCTGCCTTACTATTTGGTCACCAGTTAAGTTAGCAGCAAAACCACTTGTTCCTTGTACGAACAATCTCTTGTAAACTTGGGCGGTCAGACTACTCACAACTGAATCGCCTGTGAAATCAATCAAATCTGCTGAATCTTTTAGCGGATTCTTGATCAATCCAACCTGACGGAAGTCGTTTCGCACATTAAAGTCGTTGTTTTCTACACCAGTCAGAGTTGCGTTAAACATAATTGCTGACGAGTTCAAGTTTACAACTGGGTTGCCTCCCATGCCAGAGTCACCGTCGATAATCGCGCGAAGCACACATCCAGAACCAGTACCAACACTGTCTGGATCCAACTCTACAGATGCGTTTTTATAATTTTTACCGAACGAAAACGTCGACGCAGTAGCAGAGTCTTTCATAATTACCTGATAGACGACACCAGAGGCATTAGTCCTGGCAAACCCTCGCGCGGAGTCTCCTGGATTAGTTCTAAATCCAAGACCTCGGTTGCGAATATTTTCTCCAAATATTTGCAGACTAATAGTGGTGTTTGCAGAATATCCACTACCACCATTTTCGACAGCAACACCGATGATTTGTCCATCAACCGCTGCTTTTTGAATCGCTAACTGATTCGCTCTTGTGGTTGTTAGTTCGTCAGTGGCAGGACCGCCGTCAGCGGAGTCAATGATTTTTTCTACTGGGATATATGATGAAGTTAAAAACTTTCTCGCTTCAGCAGCACCAACCGTAAACAAAAACTGCCAAACATATCCGTCATTAGGGTCAGAAAAAGGTACTCCTGTAGTTGTAGCAGGTTTTACGGTAGAAGTATTTGGGTTTCCATCCGCGTCCATACCTTGTTGTAGGCAAACAAACACACTATTATCATCAGTGATCACGTAGTATGACTGTTGAATATCACCATCTGCTCTAATGGTAGTGTTAGAACTGTAATAATTGTCCCACTGATTGTATACTGTACCAGCAATCCAGTTATGTCTTGGTACAACGTATGAAACGTCAGGAACAAGTTTCAAAGACTGTAGGGATTCTTGAAACTTTAAGGCATCATCGCGTGAAGGATTTGGAACAGGAGGATTGAGTTCGCCAGTTGTGGCAGTCGAATCCCACTCTTCTGCTCGACCAATCCCAAGATAAAAACGATCCGAGTCAGTTCCTGCTGTTTTACCAATGTTTAAGTAAGAGTCATAAATCTTTTCAAGAATTTCTCTTTTAAAACTATCTGATACTGTTGCTACCATTTTTCCCTACTCTCTTATGGTACAATTGTTAAACTATCGGAAGAATCAAGACCCATAGGCATCCATTCGGATGGCGTAGCGTGCCAAATCAATTCTATTCCGCGCTTTCCTTTCAAGACCATTGAAGTTCCTGGTCCGAAATTTGATGGCGTGATAGTTGCGTTCCCGCTGTTAATGTTTACAAACTTTTTAATTTGCCCTGTTACTGTTCCATCTGGGCAAGTAATCGTCGTTGTTCCAGTGCTGTTGATGAACGTGATAGGAACCCATGGATCAGCAGCGCCAGAAGCAGTTAATTCTTCTGTGTTTTGAATGATCGGAGCATCTACGTACAAACCTCCTTCATTTAAAGGAGTGATTCGAATATCAACGTCAGTTGTTCCACTTGCAGCATCGCTATCAACGCACAACTTTATGGAATTGACAGAATCGCCGTTATCCAATCTTAGAAAATGTGTTGAAGAAGTGACGCCATTTAACTCTAGAATCTGATTACCATTGGAGTCATGAATCATGCCAACCTTTGGTGTAGTCAAAGTCTTATTAGTCAGAGTGTCTATAGTATTTTTAAGAACTACAGTACCAGTCGTATTTGGCAAAGTAATTGTTTTATTACTACCAGTCGCGACATCACCAACTAACGTAGTTGTATATGATCCTACATCTGAATCGCCAAAAATAATATTACCATCGGAATCTAGGTGAAAGTTTCCCGTCGCTGCATCTGAATCGCCAAGGAGTTCGAAGATTGTTTCAAAATTCCCGTTGATTTTATCAGCAGCAGCGCGCAGAGTATCACCAGTGCCATCATTAGCAGTGGTTCCGTTCAGCAATATTAGTCGGTTTGTACTGTGTGCCATTTTTGCGTTCCGTAAATTCTACTGTTTATTTATACCAGTTTTATGAAGTTCCACTAGGATTATGAATAGTTCCATCACTATCTATAGGCAATAATGGATTTTCTGTATATTGGATAAGATTATCGTCATTCGCCCCAAATACACTTGTGTTTCCTAGACCATCACTGTCGCCATTCAAGAAAGCATTTTTCAACCGTCCAGAAGAAGAACCTGCCATTGCTGCCAGTCTATCTCTAATTAACTCGGTATCTGGTGCTGTCGAACTATCGCGAAGATCGTTAGGGAACTTTATAGTCGTGAAGTTGCCTGATCCATCACTATCGTATCCATACCACTTATCTTCATCAAGCAGGTTAATTGTGTTTGAAAGGTCAGCATATGTGCCATCAATCGTTCTTCCTTCAATGAGATCTGCCTCATAGATTGATTTATACTGAGTGTGCCAACCACCAACGTTGCGAGGATGCGTCATATCATTAACGCGAGTCCTAATCTTTTCACCATATGGTCCTGGTCCAATCTCTGTGATTGAAGTAGAGAACAATCCTGTTCCGTTGCGCTTCAATACTTGCGCAGTAGAGAACACCTCTACAGGAGGTGGTGGTTCGATAAACGATGGTTGTGGACCCAAATTAAAGTCAAAAATCGAGTTTATCTGCACCTCACCAGCAAGGTACATACCTGCTGGATGCACGAACGTTTTGTATGCCTGCCTCCAAACTGGTACACCAATAGGAGTAGATATTAAAATTCCATACAATTGATAGAACTTATTATCAGTGATTCTTTTCAGCGTTACTTCTGAACCGATAGTTGAGTATGATCTGGTTTCTGAAACCATCTTCAGATTACTTCCGACAGGAACATACCCTGTATCATTTAAGAACTTTAATTGTGAGTCACTATCATATAGTGATTCGCCGTTACTATCAGTTCCGATAGGAGTCAGTGGCGTTAAATATTGCCCTTCACTGTCAACTGGGGTCAATCTGATATTAAAAGCAGAAAACTCTCTCGTGTAATCTATGCCCTGCCTCAGTGGAACATATTCGCCTTGACTGTCTTGAACATATAGGTTTATTTCTGAACCCATAAAGGTATAGGGGAAGTTATGTCCACCGTTTTCGCCTTGACCTTCAAAAATCATTTCTTCTTCGTTAGGGTCTCCAACGTAGAAAACTTCATCTTTTCCGTAACGAACTTCAATATCGAGACCGTAAAATACACGGAAGAACTGTTTGATAGAAAACTCAGTTCCCTTTGATCGGTATAATAAGTTTGAATATTGTAACGAAGTTCTTTTATCTTGGAACGATTCGTAGTATGGTTTACCCATCAAGAGTTCGTTGGCAATAAAGTCGAGCAACTCAACCTTCGCGCCAGTTACGTCTCTGTTCAACAACAAATCATTTAGTGCTTCAGTCGCTGCACCTTCTTCCTCTAATGTTTTATAATATTCTTGTAGGAAGTTTACAAGTTTTGGGTACTTGGTGTCAAAATGTCCGGGCAAGGTCTCATAAACCTGATACTTATCAAGGTCAAGTTTATGGCGATAAACGTCTGTTAGAGTTTTATCTAATGGCATTTTATTTACTCAGTGTCGACCAATATTGCCTTCGCGAAAGATTCTTCAGCGTCATACTTAACTACGTTATTCAACTTTGCCACCACAACTGATTCATTTGCCGGAACCGCAAAAATTTTGATAAAGTTTCTGGCGTTCGGAATACTTTGAACAGTAAGTCCGTCGATTTTCACGATTCCCTCGGCGGCATTGTAAGAACCAATATTACTTACCAATATCCTCCCTGAGATACTTACCAACTCAAGATCGCTAGAAGGTTTGCTATCAAACACAACTGGATTTATTCCTGGTGGAGAAATTCTAACTCTCTTATCCAACTTGTTGCGAATAAAGCATGTCTGGTTTCGGTATATGAACAAAGAACTGGTGATTGTCGGTTCAATAACGAGTGTTGGATCCCTCAATGCTACAGGGAAATACAATTCATGATTTTGCTGTAAGTTGTAAACTGGGGTAATTCTTCTGTTTATCCTAATATTGGATCTAGAAGAAAGAACTGACGGGTTAGTAGCATCAATTTTAGTCAACATATTAGATCTACGGAAAACTTGATCAAACTTACCTGTGTTGTCATTAAAGTAGTTATCAATGGCAGTTTGAACATCAGCGCGAATCGTAGACTCAGTATTACCTGTTAAAGAAGGGTTCCACTGGAAAAAAGTTTGCGCAGAAATAAAAGTTTCCACTGGATCGGTGAAGTTTAATCGGAAAGAAGCGATCGAAAACTCATCTGCTAGGTCAAGTATGCCTCTCCTAACAAGGTCAATGGTGGCATTGGTCAAGTTCTCTTTGAATACAATGGAAGTGAACACCGCACCATAGTCTGGTTTGTCGTCGTCTTCGCCGCCCCAAGATTTGATGTCGTCAATATAGTTTGCGTATCTCTTCAAAATAATTGCAGAATAGTCTGTTGCTGTTACCATTCGGTTTTGAGCAGCATACTGGTATGGCGCTCTTATTCTGATAGATTCGATATCTTCTTTATCGTCACCGCCAGCAGATCTGGTCTGTACTGAAATACTAACATCTTCATCAGGAACAGCAATTGCGTCTCCTGTTTGCCTCTCAACGAATTCTAGAGAACTACTCAATCGCAGAGTTGGAATATTGTTAGCAATTGCCCCATTAGTTCGCAGATAGTTAATGTTAATAACATTACCTGCTTGCGGTGCTTGTCCTAAAGAATTTCCGTTACCGAAAGTCAATTCATAAAATCCGTTCGGGGATTCTCTCAATACGTACAAGCGAGAAAGTTCAGTAATGGTTGTTGCGTTTAACAGATTAGTATGCTCCACCGAACTACCATCAGTCGCTGCTGCTTCTTGATTGGTGTAAACTTTTACGATTGCAGTGTTGATATCAATGTTTTCATCAGGGATAACATAAACTGTGTCCACAACATCACCAACAACAAACTGTAAGTTTACTTCTTCGCCTTCAAACACTCTAATCGGTTGTGATGCGTCAGCAGTTGGGGCAAACCTGTAGACTTCACCGCCTCTAGAAACAGCACTAATAGATTCTCTGTTAGAAAATGTATAGTCGATTCCGTCTTTTACACCTCGAAGTACCAGTTGTCCTGGTTGCAAAGTTTGATTGTTTGCTACGTTTAATAGATCGACTGTATTAACTTCTACCTCAACCGTAGACTCTGGAGATTTTTTAGAATTCGGAACATAACCCAAAGACTCAGCAAGGGATACAACAGATGGACGCAGTTGAGCAGTAACGAGATAAGATTCGTTTAGAGAAAAGTTTGCGATAAGACCATTTAGATGCGTATTATATGCCAAAACATCTAGGATGTTTGATAATCCAGATGCCTCGAAATCGTAATCTTCAAACTCCTGAGTGTCTTTCAAAGACTGCTTAAGAGTATCTTTGATCTGTTGAAAATCTAACTTTGAAGAATTAATTGTTGTTGCCATTATCGTAACCTGTTCAAGTTTACTCTTGCTGAAAATTGCCCTTGGGAATTGTCTATTTCAAATTCTACAATAATAGCAACTGTGTTTCTAAGACTATCCCTATCGAATATGCTTGCTGCGCCTGAATTAACGAGTCTGTTTCCGTCATAAAATTTAACGTCAGTGACAGTTACTCTCGGTTCATCTCTATTAAGTGCTCTGATAATTTGCCTTCTAACCAACTCTTCAGAGTATGTTTCAACCATGTCGAACAACATTGATCTGAGGTTCGCACCGTAATTTGGGTTGAAAGGTTTTTCTAGTCTGTCAGTCAGTAAGACGTTTTCCACTGCTTGAATTACAGCAGCAGTGTCAACTTTTTTATAGACGTCGCCTTGCTTCTTGCCATCTTCATTAATAGATCCTGGCTTAGCAGAAAAAGACAAATCTATGTCTTTGTAGTCTATTTTTTTCCCAGTGACTAACGTAGTATCAGTCTTTCCTGGGGTGACTCGTTTCAGTGCCATTCTTATTATCCGATGGTTTGATACATCTATTTATACTGCTATCAGTCGGTTATTTCTATAAGGTCTGCGCCTGACAACAATTGTCTGTTGAAGTATGTACAAACTTTCATCTCAAAAGTTGCCTTAAAGTCTTTTTCGATTTTAGGCATCACCACTATTAGTTGTTGAGTAAGAACATTATCTGGTCGAGTATAATCATAATCCAAACTTAACTGGTCGTAGAAGAACAAGTCTCGAATATGCAAAGAAAGTTCAAAGGTCGCGCTATAGTCGATCTTTCCGCGAGAGTTATAAAGAGTGTACGCGCATGCGCGACCCTCATACTTCAACTCATTAATATATGGTGCGCCTTGTACAATAGATTTTTGACAACTACCGCCATCTTCTTTCCGATATGGTTCTCTCCAGTATCGCTTGATAGCAGGTTCACTAGAGGAACCGTCGTACTTTCTACGGATACCGTTCGCTGGGTTGTAATATCCTTCCGTAACCTGTAATCTGAAGTTGCTAAACTCTTTCAGAGAAGAAACACCTTCCATCAACCATGCATGCAGATAAAACTGTCGCGCGAGGTCTTGTCGATCTTTAACGATAGGAACAAAGTCCAAAGAAGTTTTAGATCCTGGGGCACCAAAGAACTTAGACATGGTGCTAGACTTAGACAATCTGGTTTTACTTGTGATCGGCGCATCCATTTTATCAGGGTTGTAGAGAGGATCTGCCAAAATAGTTCTAGTTGCCGCCTGTTTATTTTTAGGCAAGAATGTTTTGGACGCACGCTCTACTGGGTTACCAAGAAGCGAATATCCAAACCTTGCTGTTGGGATACTTGTACCAGTTCTCTTAATCTCGTATGGAGCAGATGGACCAGGATCTTTGTATTTTGCGCTTAACCTGTTTTCGTCTAGCAATGATTGTATACACTTTGGTCCATCAGTTTGACCTTCTGGAGAAGTTGCCGTATCGTTAGCACCGTCCATCGTTCGCAACTTGGAGCGAATCTCTGGCGTTTCTGGTGTCCAGTTGAAGTAATAAGTGTATGTGTCGTTCTTCGCAATCTTATCTTCAATGGTATCGTCGTGGTCGATAACAACCTTACGAACAGCATATGGGGAAGTCTTGTTCCATACTTCCCACCACTTAGTCGGGTTTCCGTAATACTGGTACAAAGGTTCGTGCCCTAATATATTCTCTGAGTGCTCCGAACTCATGGCAAGTCCTTGGTTTAATCCTCCTGGCAATCCTGGGATAATCCACCAATCTGGGTCGTCATTGAGCACACTACCATCAAATCGCATGGATTGCAGAACTACATGGTTATCCTTCGCGTTCCAACCCCACTCAAATTGATAATCTGGTTTTACGCTCATCGGCGATGGAGTAAACGTACCAGGAACTCCTCCGACACTACTTGCTACCAATGCGCCACTCGCAGCAAAGGCAGAGTGGGCATGCTCGGAAAACTTGGAGTATTTCGCAGTCCATGCTTCAAGGGCACGACCTACAAGGTTGCCATGAAATACTGTATTCTTGCCTTGTGTATCATCACCGCCACCAGTGAACAAAGATCCAAAGAAGTGAAACTCCTCACCTCCAATCTTACCCTTTCTTCCGATAATATGCATACGATCAGATGAGAATGTAGTAAACCCGCCACAAGCAGTTGTGAGATGTTTTTCTGCTGTCATACGAATACCGCGACGAGCGTTCGGAATAATATCTTTATTCGACAGGATTCGATAATCGCCTTTTGTGATTACCTTATGCTCACTCGCAGTAAAATCTACGACGTCACCCCAGACCTTTGTATCTTTATTACCACGAACAATGGTTTGATGCGTGTCACCAGTTTCAGTAATATAAGAACCATGAATCGAGTGATTGTGATTCGCCCCAATATCTACGTTCATTGTACCACCAACAGTCAGATTATAGTTTCCGTTGACTGTTAGATTCATGTCCCCGTCGTATGTTATGTTGCCTTCACCCTGCACAATCAGTTCGTGATCTGCACCAACCACTTGAACCTGATGCGTACGCGAAGCGATAAGAACTGAACCGTCTTGCTTTAGTTCTACGCCTGCGCCAGTGTGATGTTTGATCAGGATCCGCTGATTCCCAGGAGTATCATCTATCTCAAACGAATGACCTGATGGTGTTACGTTTGCTTGGTTAAATGGGAATATAGAAGTTGTGCCGATCGGGACATCAAAACTGACGCCCATAGTGCTTCCGCGCATCCAAAGATCATTGACCTTGACGCCGCGACCAGCAGCACTTACGTTAGAAGAAAACCAGTTGTACCGTAAAGGATACTCACCTGTTGGATCCACTGATCCATCTAGCGGTATGCCTGTTGTTAACTCCTCGCTTTCTGCATTAGGGTCATTAATTCTGTCTGTAACTTTATTAGAACCAGTGGTCATTAGAATTTCTTCTCCATAGCGTCAGGGTCTTTGGTTAATATATCTGGACCTTGACCTTCAAGTGCCTTCAAGATGTCCTGAGGAGACAGTGCAGGATCGTTTGGAGGATCCATATACAAACTCTGCTTATTAAAATTGTTGTACACATAGTCGCGCACATCAAACCCAGGATCGTTTTGGGACACGTCTACATCCATATGACCCAATGCCTGCCCACCAGGATATTGGTCAAAGAACGTTCTAAAAATTTGATACAAACTATTATATTGAGACTGTGTAATGCTTCTCGGCGAAACTTCTATTTCCATATCCCTCGAATCTGAAGGTACATTAACACCGCCAACTAAGCACACACCAATCGAGTATGCATTATGGTTATTAACTGGGCAATGATTTCCTACGCTGTTTAGAGGAACACCTCTTTCAACTGCTCCATCTCTACGGATAATTAAGTGATATGCATTATCGCCTGCTCCAGTTAATTTAGTCAACTGCGCAGCGGTAAGATTAGCGTTCGTAAAAGTTTCAGACCAATGCACGATTATCTCGGAAATATCGCGAGTCATACTCGCCATCTCCGCTTCAAGTTCTTCTATAGAAGAAATGTAGGTGCTACCTGCCTGAATATTACTCCCACCTATTTCATAACTAGGAGGTCCGACAATATCAAGTTCTTGCTCTTCTGTTAATCCTATGATAGTTGGAGCAACATCACCAACGGTATCGGTATACTCTTTACTTGAGTTTGGTCCACCATTTATCCCTTGTATCGCGTTACCAGCAAGTTCTTTTGCATTTTCTACTGATAGTTCGGAAGTGTCAATTATTCCCGCAGCATCACCCGCTGCTTTTATAGATTCTTTTACTTGTTTTGAAGTTTTTGGTCCAATAACGTCATCAACTGAAATCAAATCTTGTTGAGATAAAATTTTGTTTACAACTATTGTTTTAGCATCGTTTATTGTAGCAGGTGCACCTGTATCCGATGTTATCCCTGCTTGTAGCAAGGCATCATTAATTAGTGCCATGCTGTCGTTTACTATATTGTTCGCAGCATTCTGCGCAAATCCTGGCAATCCAAGTTTCAAAACTTCTTGGTCAACCGCGCCAGCAATTTGCTGTAACTTCTTCTCGTATCTAGTTGTTATGGTTGCTAGTTGATTTTCAATATTAACCGAAGGTGCCTTTTTTGTCAGCACTCCAGCGATATCTGTCGACCGAAGAACATTTGCCAAAGTTTCAACACTCATTCCTGGTGTTGATCCGACCATCAACTCCGCGACCTGCTCGTATAATCCTGGCGTTGGATTTCCGTTATTTTCTCTGAGAGTTGTAGCAACCAGAGTGTCGATTTCTTCTTTAGTGCTGTCTGGCAATGTTCCTCCTGTCAGAGAATCAAACGCCGCAGCGGTTCCATTCGCCGAGACAACTGACTGTGCGATGAGAGTATTAAAGGCACTTTGTGTTCCAATCGCCATATTACATTATCCCTTATTTTTCGGAGGAACTTCGTCGACTGGTGAAATAAAGTTCACGATACCGTCAATCTTATCCTTCACGAACTTCAATCCTTCTAAAGGTGCATAGGTGCCGACATCTTCCGCAAGTGCTGGCAAACTGCCATCATACATACCGTTTGATTTTTCTTTGATGACTTCTTCAAGCATAGTCTTCACGCTCAGAGCAGTTGCGCCATTCACCACTCGCCATGGATAGTTGTTTCTTTCATTATCCAAGTGATATACGATATCATCGTTATCACCATCCGCGGCATCGCCTTGTTGCTCGCGAACTTGGTCGCCGCCAATCGTATAGGTGATTGTACCATAGAACCAAGCGACCTGATCACTGTAAAGAGGAACAGTGCCTCCTGGTTCTTTAAAAGTTCCGCAGACTATTTGAGCAGGAACTGCTACATCTTGCTTCCAAACATATCCAAGGTCCCAATCTTGATCTCCCCAACCCGAAGCGAGAGATCCAGTGCTCGGTTTAGTTAATGGAGTTCTTCCTGGCAGTCTAACATCGTCATCACCAAACTCTGGTTCATACCAAAATTGTGGGATGTAAACTGGCAAAGATCCTGGTGTGAGTCCACCATTACCAACTTGTTGATACAAATACTTTTGAGTTCCCGAATAGTTTACTTGGTGAAACTCATCGTTGTACATGTGATCACCTGGCTTACCACCCTGCTCTTTCCAGTATTCAGGCAACTCCATTTCGCCGTGTACATACAACATACCTGTGCCATATGTAAGGTGATCTATGTCGGGAACTTCTTCGGTCAACGAGACCCAACCATCTGCTCTATCGTGATGGACTGGACGCATGTCATTGTAAGGGTGTTTACCGAACGAGTTTAGATTACCTGTCCTCTCGAAGTCTCGAACGCTGTATCGACCAATGTTTGATAAGTTTTCAATCAACCATTGCTTGATTCTTTCTGCGTGTGCTTTTTCAAGGTCACGAAGTCCAATCCTATCAAAAAAGTTTTTGATGTATTGATTAATTTCGCTTAAATTAATTCGTGCCATTACCTTGCTCCAAGACCACCATAAATTGCCTTCGCCTTACCTTCTGCTGATGATTTACTACAAGCAGTTTTAGGATCAACATAATACTTCACAAGTTGTGCGACCTGTCCATTACCTTTCTCTTCAATACCGTCAACCTTCGCGCCAAACAAGTTGCCTTCAATCTCGCGCGCACGAAGCAACTTGGACATCGCATTAGAACGAGCAGTTTTAAGTTCGTGAAGAACATAAAGCAACTGTCCTTCAAAGTCTGTTGAATCTCTAGCAGGTGCCAATCTGCGTATGTATGCGTAGAAACGATAGTATCTAGGCGTGTTGGGTTGCCATCCAGCAATGCCGATACCATTACTCACGTTGGTGGGATCAAGTCCACTAATTTCTTGTAGCACTCCAGTAATTGAAGATGCTTGTTTTGCATTAAATCCATTGTCTATAAAATAACGAGCAACATCTCCTGCTGGTTTACTGCTAGTTGTTAATATTGGATCAATCGCCTCAGCATTAGATTGTTTAAATTCATAACTGAATGGGTTGGTCGCCATATCCTCGCGTTTTGACGCCTGAACCGTAGTTGGAAATTCAATACGAGGTAAAGAACCAAGCACCAACGGTAATTGTGAAGTTGCGCCATCTAGGAAGAATCCAAATACTAAAGCACCAGGAAGTATCTGAGAACTTGTACCGAGACCAGAAACACCATAAGTATCTCCTGGGTTCATAACCTGCGCCCAAGGCAAGTCTCTTTGTGGGATACCAGTTTTATCTGTTGTATCTGCGTGAAGACCGTGTATGCGAATCTGTACTCTACCTTCCAATCCATATGGAGGAGTGTTGTCGATTACGTTAGCAACGAACCAACGAACATCGTCACCGTAGTATTCCTGATTAAATGTTCTCACTTAGGAGTGCCTCCGTCATAATCGGCAACCTTTGTTACTGAGGCAACCACTTCGTGCTTTGTCGAATAGAACGCATTTCTAACTTTATGCACTAAGAAAGTACCTGATAAGTCTTTATTAAATTCTTCGTCGCCAGCATCTTCTACGTTTGTGTTCTTGAAATTAATTTTAACAAGGTCGCCAACGGTAACACCAGAAGCACCTTCAGATAATGTTTGCCAAAAAGAGACACCAGGAAATTTTAAGTCCATCATATTTTTGTTAAACATGCTCTTTACTGCATAATGCCTTAACTTATTCAGTGCTTCTGACTCGTCGAATACATCGTGATAACTATTTCTATATCCATAAGTTCCATAAGAAGTTACGATGTTTATAAAACGCGAGTCAAACTGATCCATAGTTTTCGTTTCGTTCTCGATAGTCAATGTTTGTTTGTCATCGAAAACATTTTGTTCTCCCTCTGACATCATCCCATATGCTTTCATTTTCTCCAGCAACTTAGTGATGTCGTATCTTCTAGTAAACCTTTGACTGCTGAACACATCATAAGAACTTAGATTGGCACCGAGAGCACCTTCTTGTATCATTTTTAACGTATCTTGTATGTTTTCCATTAGCAAGTCTTTTACTTGGAATTTCTGCTTATCCAAGGAACCGCCACCAGTTTCCGAAGCTCGACTTTGTGAATACAGTAGAGGTTGATCGGCGTTCCAAACCTCTTTATTAAACATATATTCAATGTTACCAAATCGCATCACATCTTTACCATCATTTAATTGCTGATCGTACAATGTACAGTATGCGTAAAAGGGTGCCCCAATACTCGTAGTTGCCCTGTCGATTAACCAATCAACAGTTTCTAGAGGTGTAATGTATGGTATGACTACTGTAACTGGTTCTTGTCGACTAGGTTCGCCGCCCATATAGTTTCTATCTGTACGAACATCAAGGTGATTCTTCAGAACTGCTTCAGAAATATCTTCTAGTTTACCACTGTATGATCTAGATATCTTAATCGCTTGATCGCGATAGGCATGCGGTGATATTAAATTTAAATGATAGATTTCCGAACGCTCGCCAACTTTAACAATTTGAACTATTGAAACCACATTGAACTTATACTTGACTTCAATTCCCTCTAATTCAGGGATTTCAATCGTCATAGTAAGTTCTTCAGTGCCTTTTATTTTTATTTCATCAAAAACGCCAGCGTCATCTAAAATTGCAATTTGACCGGTGATGTAAGGTTTTTCAAGATCTTCGAAAAAGTTTACCTCAACAACCATTTGCTTTAATTCATAATCTTCGCCTAATCTTTCTGCGGACAACAATGCCCCAGTGATTTTATATTCTTGCTTTACATTTTGCGGTGCTGGCATGATTATCTTCTACTACCAGTCAGGAGAGAGTTGTACTCTGAGACAACTTGACTGATGACGTCCCGTTTCAATACCTTTATTGATCGTTGCTCATCGTTCACTTCGCGCAAACGTTGAAAATTTGAAACTGATTGTTGAGTGGTAACACTAGTCCAGTCATAAGCATGAGGAGAAGTAGGAGCATAGGTTGGTTTTATCCATTTGCCTTCAGCATCCTCATAGTGATGTGGCGCATCATACTGTTTATATGCCTGTATTATTCTCATTACTTCAAATTGTTTATCTGAAGGAGGAACGTGATCTTGCCCTTCTTGTCCAGCAACATTCTGATTGTTCATAATTAACTTAGCAGAGAACTCTGATGTGGTGATCAAGTTGGAAGTCAATATACCAGTTTGTCCAAGGTCTAAGTTGGGGTTAGTATTAACTGTTGTAGTAGCAGCAACGTTTATTGCACTTCCTATATTAAAGTCTAATGTTATCTGACCAAGATCATAATCAATTTTTATGATTTGCCCTGCGAGTTTATTTTCCCTCAACCAGACATAACTACCAAGTTTAAAAGTCGGAGAAGAAGATAGTGGTTTGTATACACCCAAAGAGTTGCTCAACGCTTCGCCAGAAACTCTAAAAGTAAAATGCGGATAATATTGTTGCGCGCGAAGATACAGTTGAGAGTTGTCTATCGGCCATCCTTGCTCTTTCAACTTATCGTTTAACAACCAGAAAGTCCAGTAGTAATCAGTCGTGCCATAAATCTTATATGAAACGTGATCTGGTCTTTCCCCATTTTGAATTTGATAGTTCTGATAAAATGTACCATACTCTTTAACTTGATCAAGAGCATCAATGTATACAGTTAAATTTTGAAAGTTTACCTTACTTTCTTCGTTACCAAATTTATATTCCACCAAGGGGAATTGTCTGAAGTAGTTTGTAGTCATTTATCAGTACCCCGCCAGAACATCTTCTTGAGAGATAGTTCTGGATTCAGTGAATGTTAAGTTTAAGTCTGTTTCAGCAAAGGTGCCAGTACCGCCTCCTTCCTGAAGCATAGTTTGTCCAGTCGGGTTATATGAAACCTGAAGTGCTTCTAGATAAGCAGGAACTGTTTTAGGGGCATTTTCAATTCTTTCCCCCTCGTAAAACATTTCAATTTCATATCTGTTCGGAAATCTGTAACCCAAAGAAGTTCCTTCATTTCCTCCTGCGAGCAAGGTGGGATACATTTGCGTACGAAACTCTTTAATAATATCTTTGATGTTGTTTGCTTCTTGCTGCGAAGTCGGTATCAACTTAAAGTTGTATTGAAAAGATCTAAGACTAACCTGTTTGAACAGCGCACGTGTATTTGGGTTTGGTGATGTTTTGTTTCTTAATTGTGCCGCTACTCCTGTTCCACCAGGACCCATTCTTCTAGCAAGTTCAGCAACGGCAACATTACCACTTTGCTTTAGAGTTTCTAGATAACCTTGTTCTTCTACTGCATTACCATCAGCTGATGCTGAAAAAGCAGCAGCGCCTGCTGCTCCCAGTCCCATATTTTCATATTCCATTTTATCAGCAAATAAAACTCCTGCTGGCAAATATAATTCTATGGTCTCGCCTGCTGGTCCATCGGTTTCGTCTACTGGGGTGAACCGAACCAAACCAGGATATCCGCGATCTGCTACTGGAAATTTGTACGCCATGTAACCTTACTCTTTGCTAAATATGGTTGTTATTATTTCAGTTATTTATATACAATGCCAAGAACTTATAAAGGCAAATACACTGTAAAACATCGTAGCAAGTATAAGGGCAACCCCGAGGAGGTCGTGTACAGATCTCATTGGGAAAAATCTGTTATGCAGTGGTTGGACAACAACTCAGAAGTTGCGCAGTGGAACAGCGAAGATTTTATCATCCCATACTATTACGATGTGGACAAGAAGTGGCATAAATACCACATGGACTTCTGGATTAAGTTTAAGAGTGGGAACGTATTACTTGTAGAAGTGAAACCAAAAAAGCAAACTCAACCGCCGAAGTCAAAGAATCCTCGCTCCAAACGCTCTCTCAACGAAGCATTCACCTACATCAAAAATCGTAACAAGTGGGAGGCAGCGCAACAGATCGCTTTGGATAATGGTTACAAGTTTGCGATATGGACTGAAGATGAGTTGACCAAAATGAAGATACTCAACAAAACTCCTGGCAAACTAAAGAAACTAAAACCTCTCGCTCCATTTAAGAAAAAGAAGAATTAGATTCTCCTTCCTCTATATGCTCCACGATGAGTTCTATCGCTCTTATCAGTTGGAGAAGGCATTGGACCAGCATTAATATTATTGTTGGTGACACTGTTACTTGTGTTACTTGGAGCATTAACAAGGGTTGCTGCTGCTTGCGCCGCATCTTCTTTTGCTCTTGCTGCCTTTTCGGTTTCCATACTTAAAACATTGTCGCGAGCGATTGCCTCACCGCCACCAACATCATCGCCGAATCCAAAGAAACCTTTTACCTTGCCGAGCAGATTTGTAGCATCTTCTTTTAACTCGTCTGTTGCTGGCGCAAAGAAGTTATTGATTTTTTCTGCGATACTTTTTTCGTTTTCCCTGAGGAAGTCTTTCACTTGAGTTGGAGTGGCACCTGCATCAATCATACGGCGAACCTTACCCATTACGATAGGACCAACCTCAAACTCTTCAAGGGAGTCCTCTAGTTCCTTGAACTCGTCAGTGGCAAGGTTATCAATCGATTTATAGGTATCGAAACGCACCTTACCCTTACCTGTCATGTCATCGAATGAGGCGGTAACTCCTGTTTGAGTGGTAATATTTTCTGTTTGTCCAAGTTCGTTTACAACTTGTTGGTCCACGCTCTCTTTTGCATATGAGAATATGCTATCGTCCTCAATACCAGAAGCATTATCCGCAAATGTTTTCTGATAGTCATCTCCAGAAGATTCAGTAGTCACCGAAGTTTTACCTGCAAGCTGGGTAGTGCCTTCGTCAGGACGGAAAGGATAGAACGGACCAAACCCAACTGGACCGATAAACGGAACATCAAACTCTACACGAGGAATACCTATCTCGGCGAACATATTCGTTAAAGTTTGTTGTATACCAGAAAAGTTAAACAGTCCAGCAAACCAATCTTTTAGAGAGCGGAGACCTTCTATCATCGGGTCCATCCACCAACTGTTTATTGACGCGATCTCGTCAATTAACGGATCAAACGCATTCATCGTACCGAACTCGAACGCACCTCCTTCTTCAGTTGGCATTTCACCCGTTGCTCTAGGAGCAGGTCCATCGCCAATAACCAATCCCCTCTTGCCAGTTTCTGGATTAACTTTAGTTGGAGCAGCAGGTGCGCTACCAATTACGCGACCACGCTTGCCAGGAACCTTTTGAGTTTGAGCATCTTGCTCTGCTCTAGATTCCTCATTTGCCATCGCAATTGCTTGACGCGGAGTGAAACCAAGGTCGGTAAATTTCTCTACTTGTTCTTTTGTCACTCCTTCATCGGCAATGTCAGGGTTGTCGCTTCTTTCAGGAACGTCACTTTCTAGGTCTTCAGGACCACCACGTTTGGCATCAGGAGGTGCTTCTGGTTCCTCGTCATCATCACCGCCGAACCAATTTAACGGATTAAGATATTTTATCGCGTTCGATGCCCATTCTGTTAAACCATCCCAAAACTCTGAAAGAGCATTTTTCATACCATCAAGTGCTTCTGAGAAAGAGAATTCTGGGAAGAACTTTTTAATTGCTAGGAATGCTACTCCGATCGCAGCAGCAATGGCAAGTATAGGCAGGAGGATAGGAGCAAGAGCAGCAACTATTGGCGCCAGCATGGCCATGAGAGCACTAAACATAGCAGTGATAGCAGGGACCACTGTTGTCATCACGAATCCAGCAACAGCACTTATCCCAGAGAATAACATACTACCCAAAGACAGCATACCAGTTTTTAGCAAACCAAGAACTTTAACAGTCTTACCTGCCCACATACCTGCTGTGTTAGTGAAGTCCTCTATTGCGGAAAAGATGCCTCCGAATAGATCTTCTTCTTGACCTTTCAAGAAACCAGATTTAAATTCTGTTTTTAATTTTTCAGTTCTTGATGGTTTGTCGTCACCGTCACCACCATCTTTCTCATCGCGACCTTTTAGTTTTTCGCGAGTGTCAGCATCTTTTTTCTCTTTTTCGTAGATACTCTTATCAGCATTGATTAGGTCAGCAAATCCTTGCGTCAACGCAGCGGGAACGGTGTTCATGAACGTGAGTAATACCTCTGACAACTGACTCAGATTATCGTTGATCTCAAAATTAGATTCTAAAGTAAGTTCTGAAAAAGTGTTCAGTTCTTTTAGTTCTGCTACGACTGACTCTAAAGATGCCATTTGTTATTCTCAGTTTAGGCGATATTGTTTATTTATATCACATCCTCGCGAGTTTTCTCTGCTCTGCTTTTTCGTTTTGTTCTTTGATGTACTCAGTGAGGAGGGTTATGTAGATCTCCCTCTCCCAAGGTAACATATGCTCTAGTTCAGTTAGCGAATAATTATGATGTTGCATCAGAGCGAAGTTGGTCTTATAATGGTTTATAAGACTGTCATGAGAGAGGGTAATCAGAAAAAATCAGTCAACCCTTTTAGTTCTAGTTCGTTCTCTGCGCCGCACTTAATACAATTAAACTGGGCAAGGTGAGTAAGTGCTGGAACATTCTGTAAGAATTCAGTAATTTTTTCCAACTGACTCGCTGTCATAGATTGTATAAACTCTACGATCTCAGACATTTCTTGCGATTCACAATCAATCCTTTCTTCTTCGGTAATAACAGCAGCAATAGATCTGGCGATAACTTCTAAGGCAGCGTTGACGTCCTTTTCAGCATTTTGGACATCACCTTCCATGAGAGACCCATAAGAAGGATATTGCATTTCTACTGAAATATGATCAGTGATAGGTATGATATTATTGCCTTTGGGAACGTCAATATGCAATTGTTCGAGATTGATGACATACTCGTTTCTCATCTTGCATTTTTCTTCTTTACAGGTCATGATGATTGTTGAGGTTTCGCCTACTGACTTTGATCTAAGTTGCGTGAACATGTACTCGATATCAAATGTAGCGAGTTTGTTCATATCAACATTTTCTGACGGGTCTAGGCAAGAAACAATCGTATCGGTCATTGCTTCAAGGCAAGTCTGTGGATCTTGAGACTCAAATGCCTGAAGTAAGATTTTTTCTTCTTTGACGAGGTAGGGTCTGTATTTAACTCGACGCCCTGTGGAGGGAATCTCCATAGTAAAATTCAGCGTCTCATTAACGCGTGGTAATGCCATAATATTCTCCAATAATATTAGGTGTTTTATTGAACCTCAAGTTGACTATATTGTAAGGTGACAGTCAATTCACCCACAGCACCAACTGCTTGATTGTTTAACTCAATTTCGTTAATACTTAACGGGAAACAATTTAGGATCTTTGCCGAGTAGATATCATTTCCCTGCCTATCTTGTTGCTTCACAGTAATCGGATGAACATAATTGTCATAAAATCCAGCAGTATATGGCGCAGTAGGATTAATACAAAGATCCATCCATCCTTGAAAGTATTTTCTTGCGCTATACGTGTGCGTCAAATAAAATGTCATGGACAATACATCGACGTTATACCCAGAGGCAACCTTTATAGGTTCCATCCCAAGTTGTCGGTCCAAGGTGTTTAATGATTTCCCTGGGATTCTCACTGCTGTGCACAATTCGCTGAGTGATGTGGCGAGAGCAGCAACATCTACTGCTTCTCCACCAGGAGTAGAACCAGAAATTGGGGGCATCTCAACCATCCACCTATTGGTGTATGCTGGTCCTTGTTCTGCTTCAAATCTTCCTCTAAGAGTATCTGTACTAAAACTCATTATCGTTTCCTGGCAATCTCTCTACTGTCTTTAAACACTCTTCCTTCACCTGCTTTTCGCCAAGAGGCGAGCGGTAGATGTACAGCAACTTCCCATTCAGGGGCAGGAACATTTGCTATCCTGCCATAAATCTGATCATATCTATATCTTTTTATACACGCTTTGTGTGCGCGCAATTGAGTTCTGGATTTCAAATAATCATAATCTATCTTCAGATATGTATTCCATCTAAACTCAGTATTACTTGCTCTTGACAGTAGATTGTAGAACAACCTTTGTCTCAGGTCTATCGGAAGGTAATGAAGATTCAATCCAGTGAATCCTTCCTTTTGCCTGCTTATCATGATAACAAGGGGGAATCTATCATAGTATGGTAGTTCCTGTTTCCCAACAGGGTTATATCTAAACAAATACATTCTACCAATAAATTGATTCGCCGCCATTTTTATAGGAGGATTCCTAATAATACTCTGGCGATCTACTGGTAGTTTGTTTATCTCCCTGATTCTGTCGTAAAACCATTCCTGAGAAAGTTTAGTATTGGACTCAATACCTTCTTCCTCGAGAAGATCCTTATATTTTTCGAACAGGTTTTCATCCATACGAAGTATTTATACTAAATACTTACATGAAAATACATAAGAAAATCGCTGAGTGGATCAAGTCGCTATTCATAGACCGTTATGAGATAACGATCTACTTCCCAGGACCTGTAACTGAAAATCCAGATGGCACAAAAGTCGCTGGGAGCAACCCAAAGACTTTTATATGTAAGAAAAAACCAGTTGTAGTGAAAGGTGAATGCGAGTTCAAGTTTACAACTGTAGAAAAGAAAGTCTACAAGATCAAGACTGTCAACCCAGTTGGGTTTGATATTGTTAAGGTAAAATAAAAAAGGGCACCGAAGTGCCCCGAGCTTCCCAAGTTTAATCAGCGTTCGCCAATTTCTGGAAGTAAGAGAAAGCATCCTCGTCGCCATCATCACTCGCTTCTTCAGCAGTGGCAGCGGCACTAACCTTAATCTCTGGAGCAGAAGCAACTGGAGCAGGTGCTGGTTCAGCAACTGTGTCCACTGCTGCTTCTTGCTGAGGGGTGTTAGCAGTCGCCCCCAAGACTTCGTTCAACTTCGCTTGGAGTTGATCATAGGTCTTGTAGGTGCTTGGGTCAACGAAAGTAGAAATATCATGCAGAGAGTTAACTGCTGCCTGAAGTTGTACTTCATCGCCCTCAAACAACGGAGCAGGTGCTTTAAACTCAGAACGATCATAGTTACGATACCCTTCAACGTTGCGGATCTTCAGTTGGAAGTCAGCACCGTTCCACAGATCAAAAGGATCAACAGGAGTTTCTCCAGGAAACTGTGGTTGCATCAGGTCTTGGATCTTGTCAAAGATCTTTTTACCGAACTGATACATGAAGACTTTGCCTTCATTCTCAGGCGCAGCAGGATCTGAGATAACCAAAATGTTTGTTACATAATGGAGACGTCGCTTCTGCTTACGAACCTGTTCACGATCTTCCTCATTGCCAGAGTTCCACAACTTGGAGTTGTACTCGCCGAGAGGATCTTGCTGACCGAGCGAGGTCAGAGACTTCTCGATGTACCACTTACCAGTTGGTCCCTTGAACCCATGGTCCCAGTAGCGAACCCATGGTACTTCATTTTCGGAAGGAAGGAATCGAATGACTGCGTAACCATTGCCTGCCTTATCGACAGTTGGTTTCCACATATTGGTATCTTCGGAACGTTCGGTAGAACCACCAGTTGCTTCTTGAGCAGCAGCAACCAGTTTATTGATGTCGTATCGACGTGATTTTAATGCGTTTAAGTCCATGTGTATTTTCCTTGTATGTCTGAAATGTACAGTGTATTCAAAGTATGTTGAGCAATATAACGCTCAACCATATTTATATCATACTGGATTTTGAGCAGAATGTCAAGCACTTTTTGGGAAGTTCATTAAGGATCTAACTCCCTTCTTACCTGCCCAACTAATCAGGATGACCCTTTTACCTTTCTTGACTTCGGTTGCTTCGTGTTGAAACCAAGCAGGGAACATTATAGTTTCGAATGGTTCTAGATCAACTTCGATTTCAATATCTGTAGTTGGCAACCAAACTTTCAGTTTCCCGCCTTCAAGGTCATCAGATTTTTCTATCATGGTGACGCAGGTAAAGTACCTATTATGCGCCGAACCTTCGGGATTATCGTCGCGGTGCTTTTTAAATTGTTGCCCAGGAAAATATCTCACCCACTCAAACTGCGCCCACCAAAGATCTTCCGATGCTTCGGGATACCATTCTCTAAACATCTCATCAATGGTAAGACTAACATCAAACAATCTTTTGTAGTCTATAGGCAGGTGATAGCAACTTCTATTGTGACTTGTAGATTCCCCATCTTTTTCATTATAGACCTTTGCCCTGAAGACTTGGGATTCATCTGCCTGCCACTTCTCTAAGAGAAACTCTTTTTGTTCTTCGTCAAAAATGAAATCCCGTACAAAGGGATCAGTCAATGGGTAGTTGTCCATTTTTTTCCAAGAAGTTTAAATCCATCGCCTCAGATTCAATTTTCTGTTTCAACGAGACGGAAACATACTTTCGAGAATCTTCTATTTCGATTCCATTCTCTTCACAAGCATAGATGACCGCATCAATGTAAGGCATCTTTTTAGACATTACTATGTCTTCAACCAACTTACCGAATTTGGTTTTGGTCATAAACTCAAGAGTATCAACAATCTCTTCTTCAGTCATCATGAGTCTCCTCCGACTCAGTTTCTTTCTCTAATGAGACAGGGGATGCCTCTTCCTTCAGCGCATCAATCAACTGATGCACTTCAGAGAAAGGTTTTGATGCAAGGTATTCTACAACCCTGTTAAACAGTATTGGAGGAACTGCTATGTATTGTTCGCTCATGCCCTTTGCTCCTTCGCAAGTTCTTTCGTCCAAGTCATTCCAATATCAGGATAGAACACTCCGACATCTCTTTTCACGTTGCCATTTTTATCATATGCCAACGCATAACACACCCATTCCATATCGCTTTCTCGGGCAGCGCCATATTTATTGTCGCACCAAACACCGTCGCGAATCCAGATACCAAGGTTCTTTACATACGTTTCAGCAATTTGAAACTCTTGTCTTTGTTTACTATCCTTGCTATCTTTTTGATGACGGATACTTTTAACTTTGTCGCGCCAAACTTTTAGTTGCTCCTTTACATTATAATAACTTAAAGGATGGTCTGGGTCAAGCTCTAATACTCGCGGATGTGCTTTCGGTTCTTTGCCAGCACTTCGCTTCGCGCGAGCGAGCGCGAGACGCTCTACCGCTGCCTCACGTTGCTCCGGAGTCATAGGTTTGCGCTTGCGCTTAACCTTCTTGGGAGTGGTATCCACGCCCATCTGTTCGAGCATAGACTTTTTCTTTGCTTCCATAGTTTTTGCTCTTTTTTGAGCAGGTGTTAGCAAATGGTCCATATCATTGCTCATTGCGCTTTCCTCCGTTGTACTCGGTTAACTGTCTGTGGTCAAACTCAGTCCATCTAGAAGCATCGTTGTCCCAGACTTGGATAATATTTTTATCCTTGTTTTCCTCTGGGCGGTATGCTGTTGTGTCCCAACTTTTTAGAGTTGCGTTCAACTCAACTTCCTCGCCTTCTTTGAGATACTTTAAGTTGACAACGCCATTTTTAAGATGCCTCATGATAACAGGATACATGGGTCTCGCGAAAGAAAATGGGGGTATTGGTTTCTTTTTCATTTGTAGAAAATGTGATTATCAATCACAGTTGTCCTATTAAGTGAATCTGCCCAAAAGGGATGTACATAGTCTGCGTGATACCAAAGAGCACCATCGGTGAAGTCTGTCCAGTAGGGTGATGACTGTGCCTCAAGTACAGTCTCTGCTATACGCAATGACTGCTCCCATGTAACACTGTCGACTGGTTTGTCCGACTTACCGTCACAGTACCAACTAAACTGGCACTTGTTGCGCAAAGGGACTTCTCTGCCCTGAGACAAATGCCACTCGCTGAGGTGTCCCTGATAAATGACGCCGCAAACTGAATCAGGAAAGTTTCTATCAACCACTCGATTCAGTACAACTTGAGATACGGCAATCTTGCCAGCGAGTGACTGATTACCTGCCTCAAAATAAATGTTTTGTGCCATACAAAACCTTGCTCCGTCTTCATCAGAACTTATTGCTGGCGCTGACCAAACAGCGATGACTAGCAATGAGAAAATGAAAAACGCAGTCAATAATGTTGGTCGAGGATCCATTACGCTGCCTCCGCAGGAGCGTATCGCTCCAACCAAGCAGGAAGATCAGCGAAAGCAACCACATCGCCATTGATCATCTCATAGGAGACACCGTTAGACACGACCTCACCGTCGTCCATGACGTCATGTGCGTCAAACTGCTTTGCGATTTCCTTGCGCAAGTAACCGAACTCCGTGTTGTTGGTAGTGCGATGAAAAGAGACGCGATCTTCCTTGACCGTGCCATAATAGGGAGCATCCCACTCAGCACAGTGGTCGGCAACGTTGAAGTCGACATCATCGACAACAGTCTCGCCTATTGAGACCTCCTCGAAGTACTCGCTCTTGCTAGTGCAAGCAGCTTCGACACGCTCCCACCACTTGGAATCCATGTTCTCCTCGATGGAGCAGGTGAAAATATAGGTGTTGCCACCCTTGGGTTTCCAGTACTGCGGGCACTCGCCAGTACCGTCCCAGTCATGGGCACCATAGTTTTCATAGTGTTGAGTTTGGATAACTGCAAACATCTTACCACTCCTTGAAGTTGTTGATTGCTTCGTTCGCTTGGAAACCTGCCATGTACTCAGCGATCTCTCGCTTGGTCATGTTTTCCTCAAGCACTTCCTCACTGGTGTAAGTATCACCTTTGAAGAAGTGAGGGCGAGGACCACGCTGGTAGTAAGAGTCAGCAGCGCCACGATCGTAAGGACCACCATGTCTTTTGTTCATTGCTTTGTTCCTTTATCAACCTATGAGACTATTATGCCTAAAATTGAGTGAAAAAGCAAATCGAAAAAACTATAATAAAATCAATAACTTACGTTTTGGTTATCACTTCCACGTTCTCTGGGAGCGATATTTTAGCGTTGGGGTGCTTATGGTATAGGACGAATTTGACCTCAGGAAACTCCTTGAAGATGTTGAACCAAATCGGTCTCCAGATATCAAGAAGTCGGTGGTTGTTGTTATCGGATCTGTCACTATTTAGGACGGTGTCAGTGTACGATCTCATATTACGGTCAAAAATTGAATCGAAACCATACATATGGATTTCGTCTGGTTTGTGTTTACGAGCACTGTAATGCGCCGCCATATGTCCACAGTTGAAATTTGTGGCAGCTGTTGCAGCGTCGGGTCCACAGTATTTTGGAACATCAGTATAAAACTCTCGAATGTGTCCAGAGTGTTTCATGTAAAACGCTGGGTTTTGATCGCACCAAATCTTAGGGCGATTACCTAACACCCAATAATATTGATCGAGTACGATAGAACCCTCGGTCAATGCTTGCATCATTTTAAAGTCAACCATCACCGTAGCATACACATTATGTACTTCAAAGGGTGGTTGATTACAAATTAAAAGTTTACCATCACGCTCATAACGCCACTTCTCAGGCATCATCTGCGCCATGTCGCCATTACCAAGTATGTGTACTTTCTTAGTCATAGTCCAATTTGTTTTTTAATCTCAAGTTTGCCTTTCTGTCCAGTCCAGTGCATAATCACTGGATTTTTAGGGACATTGTTATCAATAATGTCGATACGAAGCACATTAAACTTATGCGGTGCTTCACAAATATGTATAGTCTTTTGCATCAGGTCGCCACCGAGCAAAGAATGAAGTGCTTCTTGATCTCCAACGTGCCTACCAGTTTTACATTCCGCATACCACTGCTCAAGTATCAGCGGACTGTTTTGAAAGGCGACTACTCCGGAGTTGTACCAGTGACCCAACTCTGGTCTGCGCTTGCTCCATGGATGGTCAATCACCATTGTGAGTTTATTAGGTTCTACCCAGTTGAAAATACTAGAAGGATCTGCCCGAACTTCGCAGTCAGTATCCAACCAGCAATAACTTCCTTGGTACAAAGTGCGAAGTTTGAGCATTGCTTCTACTTTGGTAAACCAACCATTGGACTTACACTTCATAACGTGTACTGAGTTTTCTTGAGCGAACTCAAGCATTCTTTCAGTCATACCAAAGTCAGCGATGACCAAGTCTTCATCACAATGATGATGAAAGTTTTTCACAAACCAAGGTAACTGCCATTCGGTATTTGAGTCACATCCTGTGAGGAAATATTTTCTCATAGTATTTTATAACTCTTTTCATCTTTCTGGTAACTATGCTTGGCGAGGCAACCTGTAACAGTTTGTATACTTGTGAAACTATCCCTCGCTTCAACTGGCCATGGATAATATTCTTTGATGAACTCAAAGTGCTTATTACAAAGGTACAGATCAGTCGGACATGCTCTGGAAGTAGCACGGCGAATCAATATATCCGCAGCATCAGGAGATACCCCATACGCATGCGCGCCAGGAAGGTATTCCTTAGAACACAACCGATTAACGCCGAGTTGAGGTGGAGTACGAAACTGACCATAACTAGGTGCCCCATAAGAAAGAACACCCTGTACAGGAATGTTTGGGATTGCGTCAACGAAGTATGCATCATGTTCAAGTACAACCAAAGATTGCTTCTCTTTAAAACATTTTTTCCACAAGCGATAATGTGAGGTAAAAGCGGCGATGCAATTATCGAAGCGTGAATAAACTTCTTTAAAGTCTACTGTGCTAATGCCTTCCTCTAGTAAATACTGAGCAGGATTATCTGCTGGGGTGGTAGCAGGAAACATCTCAACCTCAAACCCAACTCGCTCAGCAGACTTTATACAGCGTTCCGCTGATTTAACAGACTCAGGTAAGTCCATTATTGTGATCACATATCCTTTCATAGTCAAATTGCCGTGGTTGTAGATACACCTTGCTCTACGTTGGTGTAGTATGGGTACACTACTTTTAAGTCCATAGGAAATAGTTGACGGCACATAACAGCATCGTTCGGCCACATTCCTATACGTTCAACTTCCGCAAGTAACATTTTAGCAAACGCAGGTTTAATCGCGTATGCGCTGTTTCCAGCAAGTCCCATCGGTAAAGGAGGATCAGTCGGTTCGTCGATGATGGGTACTCGGTGTATGCCTTCCCCACACGATGCGACTAAATCATGGAACTTACGTCCCTTGCGAGTATTACCTCTCGGGTCATTCAACCCAACTGCACCCCAATTTTTTATATCCAAGTCTGACGGATCAAACTTTCGGATAAATCTTGCATCGTGCTCAAGCACGAGAATAGGTTCATCTAAATCGACACATTTTTTCCAAAGGCGAAAATGACTCAAGGCGCAGGCAATAACCCTCCTCTGGTCTTTCGCTACATATGCCTTCTTATACAAACCAGTAGACATATCTATACATTCTCCGTGGTACGAACTTGGCCAACTCCAAGGTATCTCTTTACCGAATACTTCAATACAATCTTCTTTAGTTGTATCTGGTAATGACGCTCTAAAAGTAGTTGTGTCTTGTAGATCGGTGTATTCTGCAACTGAAGCAATGGCACGAACTGCTCTGGCAAGAGAGTCCGGATCGTCCAACATTGTTATGACAAAAACCTTATTCATATTTTGTTATAGACCTTTCTATCGTCTATGCACCAGATGGGCATGTCTGGAATTGCCTCAGCGATTCCCCGCGACTGTTTCACACTACTCTCAACATACATTGAAATATATGTTTTAAACTGATTGATTTTACGAACTTTGTGTTGTACATGCCCTTCCCTTTCATCCTCTTTCATTATCAATTCTTTATACTTAACATTATGTTTATCTAGCCACTCCTCTGTGTAAGGACGGTTTCTTTCCAATCTGTTAGTGATAATAAATCCAATTTCTTTAGAAGGTATAAACTTGGGTTGAGCATTTAGGTAATACTCTATTAATCTCTTACCCTTATCATTTTCATGACTCGTAGGGTCGCGGCAAAGAACACCATCCATGTCAAATGCCATATTGTTAACACGCCCTATCTTCCAAATATTCCATTCAAACACACGAGGTTTCGGGCAAACTCCGGAAAAAATTTCTGTTTTCTGTTCCTTTTTTTCAGATGTCCAAACACAATATCTTACGATTTCATGATTCGGCCATGCGTTTTGTAATTTTCTACGTGCTAGATCCATGGATTCGCCTCTACTCAACGTATCGTCGACGAGCAAGACTCTAGCATTTTCCGGAACGTCAACTGTACCGTTATGAGTAATTGCAATTCTTTTTTTAGTGAATAACTCAAGGTCAGCATAAGGTATACCACCCATCATGATAGAGAGATTCACTGCTGGTGTTATACCAGACCTTGGCACGCCCACTATGAAGTCATATGGTCCTTTACTTTTTATGAGAGGCAGTGTGTCCGTGATAGATTGAAATAAATCGTCATAGGTGCGAAACCGTATTCTTTTACCAGGAGCAACATGCATATGCTTATCAATCATGCTTTAGTACCTATCACGCCAAGGTTTATCCAACCATGTTTTTTAATATTATCAGGAACAGTATTTTCGCGCTCTTTCATAACTCTAACATCAACTAGACCTGCTTCTTTGAACAATTCAGTTAGAAGTTTTGGCGTTAGCATAGATCGATGTAGGTGGTAATCGAAGTCTTTGTTCCTGTCAAGGGTGTAGTTATAAAGTTTTCCCTGTAACCATAATTGTGGATGACTTTTGGTCAAATTTGAACGCCACCCCAAATTTAGATGTTGCGATATTTCCTTACCCTCTTCCCATTCTAGAAGGCATTTCATAACCTTAGCACCATCAACTGTATGGACTTCTAACTTCCCACCTGGTTTTAAAATCCTTGTCCAACCTTTTATAGTATCGTGTAGATCATACCAATGCATATGTTCTATACAATGGGAAGAATATACATGCTCGAACTCTTCTCCAAATCTACTGAGATCTCTGGCGTCTCCTACATGGTTAGAGTCGCTCCCATCTGAACGATTTTCTTTTCCAAGATTAAAGGTTTCCCATCCAGCACCCAGTGCACGGTACGACCCTTTTCCTGGTCCTATTTCTAATTTTCTTCCCATGATCCTATGCTCATTTTTAAATTTTTTGCCATACCAAAATAATCTGGGGCGGCATATTGTAATCGAACATTGTAACTGTTAGTCGTCATATCGCCTTGCTCGCAACCGCTCTGTTTTACAGCATCAATTAATTTGCGCGCACCAGCAGGTGTGATCGCATATGACCCAAGTCCTGGTGGTATGTAAGCGCCAATCCAGTCGTTATCAAAATAATATGTCAAGTTTGAGCGATAAGAATGCACCCCTTCCTTAAAATCATATTTCTTTACGTGATCAAAACAGGGTTGATTGAATCCACTCACTGGGTTTAATATTAGAAACTCATCAAACTCAGGCGAATCCCATTCCCTAACGCACCGAGCGTCGTGCTCCAAGCAAACAATGGGTTCGTTTAACTCCAAACATTTATTCCAGAGACGAACTTGATTCGTTAAACATGCTTTCTTAGTCCAATAAACATCGCTTGACTCTGCGCGAAAACGTTCTATTCTAGACCTTGGTTTATCTACAAGAAGATAAGGGTATTTCGTAGTCCATTTTTTAACAGTGTCTTTCGTTGCTCCGACAAATAGTTCTGCGGAGAAGTTTTTACCCTCGCAAGAACTTAGTGCCTCCTCAGCATATCTTTCGGACTTATCATGCCCCTGCACATATATGATATAGGTTTTCATTTCTTCGCCCAGTAATTGCGCGTTGCACCAGTATCGAAATCATAACCCCAAAAGTCAATATCTTCTTTGTACCAGTCGGCAATTAGTTGAATAGTATGCGGCGTGTAAAGATCTTTATATGTGCCTTTATTTAACGCAGTGACATTCCTCGCGCGAGTCATCTTAGGTATATTGAAATATGCCTCTAGATCTTTATTCAGTTCTTCAAATCGAATAATGTCGCAACGGAGATTACCTTTAGTGTCGGTAACATAGTCTAAGGTTGGTCCCCAATATCGAATAGCACGATGATGTAAATATTCCTGTCCAATCCATTGATCGTACTCTTCGAGGAAATGCTCGAAAGAATTAATTTTATATTTCCCAACAGGATACTTCTTCTCTACTTCAATAACTTTCTTTGCGAAGAAGTAACGGGAAACAGTCCTATCCCATGGGTTACGCGCAACTGCGAAAGCATCCATAGAATTGCGAAAAGAAGGTTTAACGTCGCGCCAACGAGCATGTCCAATCCCAAGTTCCGCTTCAGTCGGCGCACTACTGAGATTCTCAATCTCAGTCATCTTATTAACCATGTTTTCTGCGTATTCTTGTGAGGCAAGATGATGAAGTGCATGAATGCGAGAAAACTTGCCTTTTAACGCATCAGAAAATAAAATAGTACATCCTGCGTTTTTGGGAATATGAATAAAAAGTTTTTCAGTGCCGAACATAGTCAATCCAAAATATGATGTTTCGGTTGCCAACCGTATTGTTTTAGTATGGTAGGATCAGCGCAGGTGACTTCTCGTTCTCCTGTTACTTGCCTTGTAGGTAAGTTATTTCCTGGCCAAACTTTATCGGCAAGTTGCCTAACAGAAACTGGTTCACCGTTGCCAACGTCAATCGCAACGTGTTGCTTCAACTCATTAAAGTTTTGTATACAGATATCTATAGCGTCACAAACATCCTCCACATGAGTCCAATCGCGAAGGTGGTTAGTGATATAAGTCACATCTTTTTTTAACAACTTATCATACAGCATATCAGTACGACTATTGGGTCCATAGACTGTATGGAACCTCAACCCTAATGCGTTAGAAGGTGCGATACATTCCATGAACCACTTGGTACTGGCGTATGGCGACAACCACCACTCGTAGATAGAAGAGGAAGAGGCATATATAATCGGAATCCGCTGTGCTTCACACTGCTTAAAGATTAGTTGTGATGCTTTTACGTTGACATCCCAAAACTCAGTTGGGATCTCGTGAGAACGACGAACACCTGCGAGTGCCGCAAGGTGTACAACCATGTCATAGTCGAACATATTGACGTCAAAGTTTCGGATGTCGCCGTCATACTCAAAGATATTATATTTGTCTTTGTACATCCGGAGGAAGTTGCCGCCAATAAATCCTGGGCGATACCCTCTAGTCCCTGTCAATAATATGTTCATATTTTTTCCATCAACGCTTCTACGTTCTCGCCGTTCTGAGGCAACTTATCTTTCAGATAAAAGTGTATGAAGTCGCACTTCTCAATGTTATCGCCCCAAAGTGAACCGTAGAGTCCATTGTATTTCCAATCAAGATGCTTAACTGGTATCTTGTCTTTCTTCAACCAGTAGTTGAGTAGAGTCTGATCGGTGGACCACTTATAGTATCCAACGCCATCAAGCATGTCTTGGAACTCAGGACGCATCAAAAACTCACGTGGCGATTGTCCACGTAGAAATGGTTTTATAGTTGCAGTATTTAATAGCATCATTCCCATGTTAAAAAACTCAAGACCACCCCAGTCAGAGTATCGCCAACCCGTTATTTGAGATGTGACCTTTTGATACTGCATATGAGAATAGTTTTTGATCTTGATCGAGTGTTCGCCAGTGATTGGCATATCACACTCGCACACACCACCGAAAGCATACTCAGGTTCAAGTTCTTTAAAGATACAAGATGCGGTTGGGCGAATGTAGATATCTGCGTCGAGGATCAAAATCTGATCATATTCATCAAAGTAATTGAACGCATTTTCTTTTTCAAAGATAGGTAGATAACCCAACTTCTTCCAACCGCCACACTTACCTTCGCGATCAGTGCGGAACACATCGGGAGCGATGCGCAGGATAGGTTGGCGTTGAACGATGTGATCCGCGCCAACCTTCTCAGCATATTCTGCTGCTGACTGAATACAGTGTTCGTAGAGTTTAGATTGTGGTCCAACCGCAACCTGATAGATTAACTTTTTCATATTGTAGCAATTGCTTCTGCCAATTCTTCAATGTTCTCTCCGTTATTAGGCAACTTGTGTCGCATAAAGAAGTGAACGAAATGCGCTTCGGCAATCTTACCTTTCTCTAGCGCACTAAAAAGTGCATTAAACTTCCAATCAACGTGTTGAATAGACAGGTTGTCTTTCTTCGCCCAATAGTTTAGCATGATCTGATCAGTTTGCCAGCGGAATGGACCAATGCCGTCTATGAAGTCTCGGAAGTATGTGCGATTCATAAACTGTTTTGGCGTTGTGTTACCAAGAACCTCAAGCATCTTGTCGCAGTTATAAACGATCATACCTGAGTTAAAGAACTCGCCCCCATGGGGGTGATTGAAGTCCCAGTCAAACTGCTTACAAACTGAGTTAGTCAACTGCTCGCGCGAGTAGTTATTAATCTGTCGACTGTATCTTTCGTTTACTGGTAGTTCGCGCTCAAACTGAGCAGCGAAGTGATAATCGGTACTGACGTCAGTGAATACATCGGGTGCATCAGGTTTGATAAAAATATCTGCGTCGATAACTGCAACTTGGTCATAATCCTTAAAGTGTTCAAAGACGTTCTCCTTCTCAAAGATTGGCAAGAAACCGCCATACTTTTCGTACGACTCTTTGCTACGTTGCCCAGTAAACGGATCAGGTTTAATCCATAACTTCGGTTGAGTTTGTACAATGTGGTCGACGCCAATACTCTCGGCATATGCCTTCACACTCGCAACGCAATATTTGTACAGTTTCGACTGTGGTCCGACTGCTACTTGATAGATTGCTCGCTTCATACATTATGTTCCGCAGATGTACCAACCGCATAGTTCACTAACTGGAAGCAACTGGCAAACTTTAACTGATTGGGTTCAAACTCTTCCTCAGTTTGATTTAGTAATCTTTTTGCAGTTTGATACAAGAATCCGTCAACGTTCTCAGTGATTGGTTTGGCAACCGCCCAATCGCGAAGTATGCTTGCGCTGGTTCTGTTCACAAAGTAACCAGATCCTGGCGAGATACTTTCTACTCGTTTTCTCCAAGCATTATCATTGCGAGGAAAAGTTGAAAAGAATCCAATTTGTTCTTCAAACTTTGGTATCTTCTTATACGGATAAGTGTCGTGTTCTATGATGTAAGTCGGTTGCTTTACCTGCTTCCATAGATTATAGTGACTGTACCAAATCGCTTTTTCTATTTCGGTAAACTTGTTACCATTAAACTTTCTGTCAGCAAATGGCAGATCGTTACCGAGAGTTGAAGGTGTTGTACCTTCCTTCTTTATAATAGTATAACCTAAATTGTGCCATTGGTCAAGGCACATGGAGGAATAGTATTCTGACTTAGGATCGCTTGATACAACGATCATCCAGATGTTCATGACGTGAAGACTTTGACGTTATACTTGTCTTCGAAACGCCATGCGTCATCTATATTGTTGACCATGGGTTTGCCGCGGATGTTAAGAGAGGTGTTTAATAGCATCGGAATGCCTGTCTTTTCGTAATAGCATTCCAAGATTTGACGGAAAACTGTTTTGGAGTTTTCAGGGACTAATTGTACTCTCCCCGACCCATCAACGTGAGTCACTGAAGAATAGTCGTGTTTTGCCTGAGCAGTATACTGCATCCATTCATTCATATGTCCGTCAAAGTATTCCTCGGCATGTTCTGCTAAGATTGCTGGTGCGAAGGGACGGAACTTCTGTCGCTGTTTTATTTCGTTGACAGTATCTTTGACGTCATACCGTACATCAGCGATAAGAGAACGGTTCCCGTATGCGCGATACGAAAACTCAGCAGGACCATTTGCCACGCCAGCAACTTTATGTTCCATGATATACTTCACTACAACTTCTGGGTCAAGGTCGCCAGTAATATCATAACCCAAGAACGGATGCTCCCAGTTGATTCTGTCAGCACCAGTATCCTGCATATAATAATATGCGGCGGCACCCAAAGAGGCACCACCGTCGCCAGGATTCAGGTCAATCCAAACATCATCGAATAACTCGCGGAAGCGATTGTTCGCCATGATATTTTGCGCGACACCTCCGCTATAGCACAACTTACTACCGTGCTTTCTAGCAGACTTCATGTAATCATAAATGACTTCTTCAGTCATTCTTTGTAGTGAGGCAGCTGCATCTTCTTTATTTTTAGTGGATGTATACAAATGTTTGATCAACTTGTTCAAGAACAGTCTCTTCATTTTGTATTTCCACTGCCAATGAATGTTCTCGAGTCCATCCTGATCTTCCATGGTCCATTCAGGAATACATTTGAACATTTCGTATGCCGACTCCCAAGCAGTAGGTTCGCCGTAACAGGATAAACCCATGACAACGTATTCGTCCTCGTTAGATTTCAATCCTTGTATACTGTCTGTGAAGTTAGCATACAAATATCCGAGAGACTTAGGGAAGTTGGTTTCTTCAATCAAATTGAAGTTGTGATCGTAAGTAGCACTACTGCGCATCTCGCCTACGCCATCAATGGTAACGATGACGCAATCTTCTTTGTCAAAATGCTTTGGTCTTGTAGCGAATGCCGCTGCTGCGTGTGCTATGTGATGATCGGTGTATCGTAGTTCTGGACGAGCAGATGGATGCCTGCCCCACCAATCTCGATTGAGATCCCAGCGATGGGGCATATCCCTTTTTGATTCGTCAGTAAAGTTATTGCGAAACTCGAGTCTGTACTTCCAGTTCTCGTTCATTACTGCTTCGCAGTTTTCGTATTGATTCCAATACTCACTAAGGAATTCTTGACTAGGACATCCGTCGTGTTTCCTGCCAGAAAACCTTTCGTATAAAGTGGCAAACTTTATGTTACCTTTGTCATCGATGATGGTGATGCCTGAATCGTGCAGCATCTCACCACCAACTCCATAATAATGTTTCATAGCAAAGTTTGCCTTTTAGACGTTTTCCATTCTTGTCATTAAACGTTCCGCTCTATTAGTAACCTGACGATACCAAAGACTATCTCTACCTTCGACTGCTGCCTTCTTCCAATCATGGTCAGCGATCGCGGCATTAAAGTTCTTAAACTTACTTAGTCGCGTCCTTCCCATGTTGAACATCATATTAACCAAGATCTGCTGGACCTCATCGGGTAGGTCTCCAAAGTTCCCTTTTCCGTATAGGTGCTCACACTCTCCGATGGCGAGATCGAGGTCGTGCTCGAAACACTCCTTAACTCTTTCTTCCGAGATTCGAGTACCAATTGGTTGTCCGTGCTCTGGGTCACTTTCGAGGACAAGGTGACCAACTCCAAACGTGGCGTAACCGAGGTGATCGTTGTAGATTTCATATTCTACTCCTTCGTCGATCTTAAGTTGCTCGTATACTGCTTCTCTGTTCATTGATTGCTCCTAGAAAGCATTTCTTTTGTCATTATGTAATCACGCACAAAATCAGAACGAATGATATCTTCCCAACCAAACTCAATTATTGAAAAATTCTTCATTACTTCTATTATAGATAGGAACTCTTGTATACCATTCCTATCAGATTGTTTCGTAAAATCCGACTGATAAAAATCTCCCGCGAAGATTATGCGAGAGTCCAGTCCGACCCTTGTAATCACTGAGTCCAGTTCATGGAACGTCAGATTCTGCATCTCATCTACAATGATAATGCTGTTATCAAAAGTCGTACCTCTTATATAGGAAGTTGAGTAGAACTCAATGATACGTTGCTCTACCAACTGTTGATAACTTCCACCGAAGTTGAATAGGTCGTCGCATATCCCAATGTAGGGTGCTATGAACGGCGCAAGTTTTTCGTCAGCGGTTCCTGGGAGGAAACCCATGTCGCGAGTAGCAACTACTGAGCGAACGAGGACCACCTTTTCCCATGGAGTACTCTTATCTAGTACATCTTGCAATGCTAGATATAATGCAGTAAAAGTTTTTCCTGTTCCTGCGCTACCATTGAGTACGAGGTGATGTCCGTCTTTCCATTCATCCCATGCTACTTGCTGATTATTGGTTAACGGATCGAAGGTGCAAAGATTATCTATACGGATTTTAAAGTTAGACTCTTGTCTATGTCTTTTTGTTTGTGTCATACTTTGATGGTGTTGCCGCGACCTGAGTTCTTCTTAATGTTCTTTAATAAATCTTTATAACCATCAGGTGCTTTGGAGAGTGTACCACCAACCCCAGTGACTAGATTAGCAGAAGAATTTCTATGTATGAGTTGCCATTCTCCTGATTTAACATTTTCTTCCATTGTAGAGATAGAACAGAATACTTCTTTCTCTTCTCCATCCTTAGTTTTTACATCATATGTTGGCATAATATTCCCACTGGGCAACGATAGCTCTTATTTTAATGAATTTATACAAAATGTCAAGCCATAAAATAGACGATACCCCCACCGAAGTGGGGGCACGAGATAGGATCACCTTCCTTTAATTAACCGTGAGGGAGTCTTGGAGTTCAGAGATATAATCGTTAAGATAATCTCTTTTTCTTTCCACCTTGTGTGCTAGAGTAGTTTTACCTTTCTTATTCAGTTTATGAATGTAATGTTGTAACTCAGCGCTGTCCTTGCGTAATCGTTCCAATTGATTTGTAGTTACCATAGGCGACTCCTAAAAAATGTTAAAGTTTAGCATACCATAACAACAATGTTCCTCACGGTTATCTCGTAATGATTATCCTCCTATGCAGGCAACAACTGAGGTGCCGCTTCCTTTACGACTTTCTCAGTTAGTCCTTTACAGTCAGTTCTCTTAGCGAGCATCATTACTAGAATCTCTGCGTCGCGGGGATGTACTGATTCCAGAACGCCAATAAACATTGTTTCCCTTTTAAGTTCATGAACGTTGGGACCACCCTTAACGAAATATTTTAGTTTCATGTGCTGCTTGTGCCACGTGGAAGGAACGTGTTCTTCGTCAGCAAGGTCAAATGGGGGTCTACTTTCAGGGAGCAGAAAGTTAATGCGGGGGTCAAAGACACATCGCAGATAATCAGCAAATGCTTGGTACGTATCTACATACGACTTCACTAGATCAATCTTATCCTTTCTCGAAGAAGTTTTCGCAATGTTTTCTAGCATTTCATATAGTTCAGGGCGAGACTTCTTACCCTGTTGTTGCTCAGTAATCATACATCACCTCTATCATAAAAATATTTAGTATTTCACTTATTGGCACTCAAGTGCTTTCTCGATATCCTACAATTAATTATACCATTGTAATAGTCGTCCCTTAGCAGCACTTCACGGTCAAACTGTTCTTTGGTTTCATAGTATGCACAGTCTCCCTTCGTCTTGCACAGGTGAAGTATCTCACGGGTAAAGGCGTCTAACCCCTTCGACTCTATCAACTCTTGCACGCGCTCTGAGGAACCACAGTAGGTCTTCCAGTCGCTCTCCACTAGAGTTTTCTTACGTCGTTTGCGGGTTTTAGTTATGGGGAGGGTTTTGGTTCGGTAGAAGAACTTCTTACCGACATACTTCATGTCTGTTTCTTTTTCAGTGATAACATAAACAAAGCCATAATAATCTTCAGGCAATGTGTCAAATATCTCACCGTTATATGTCCAAGACATTACTCTACTTCTATAGGGGAAGCGCACATTGGACAGAAGGCAGGTATCTCATCAACCTCTTGTACAATCACTTGACACTCAGTCTCGCAGAGGTCACAGGTTATATAAAATGTTTCATCATCCATTATGCTTGTCCCCCTGCTTCTGATAATAACGCTGGTCTGACCATACTTATAGAAACTCTAGAGTCAGAAAGCAGGTTCACTCTATGCGTAATAAAGGAAGGCATCACCACCATATTTTTATTTGCTTCAACGATAATACTTTTGACTTTGCCTTCCACCAAATCAAACCATTCCCATTCTGTAGTCCCTTCTAAGTTAAAGGCATAGACGTTGTATCCGTCCATATGCCATTGTAAGGTGCCATGACTCCCGTCTGGGAGACTACAAAAAGCAGAAATGTTTTGACAACCAAGTTCTTTCATGATATCAGCGAAAACTTTAGGGCACCACCTACCATGATCTGCTTCAACCAAGTCATAATGCCTATGTACACATCTTGGTGGATTGACCCTTCTGTTTACGCTGGTCGACCAACCTTGGGGAGTTTTACTGCACATTATGAGAAAATCGTCAGCACTAGGAAACCTGTCAAGATAGTCTTTTGGAATATCTTGCGAGAATGGACTGTGATTTACGATTTCTCGTGTCAGTTTTTTCAAGCTGCGCCCCAAACCTCTTTCCAATCACCAGACAAGGCACCGCGAGCGTAATCGGTAGCACGATTCTCAAAGAAGTTTGTATGAGTTGGCGCATTGATCATTTCCTCCACCCAAGGGAGAGGGTTTCGCTTCGCTTTAAAAATACCTTTCATACCCAATGAAATAAGTCGTCGGTCACATATATAGCGAATGTATTTTTTAACATCTTCTGGTGTTAAATTGTCCATCGGACCCATAGCGAAAGCGAGGTCAATAAACTTGTCTTCAAGTTCCACCATCTTCTCAGCGATAGTATAGATTGAAGATTTGAGTTCATCGTTCCAAATCTCAAGATTTTCTTCAACGTAGGTGCGGAACAACTTAATCATAGACTCAGCGTGCATCGTTTCGTCGACGATTGACCAAGTTACGATCTGACCCATACCCTTCATCTTACCATGACGTGGGAAGTTGAGTAGCATGATGAAAGATGAAAATAATTGCATACCTTCAGTAAACGCTGAGAAGGCAGCGATGTTAGTAGCAACCGACTGAGTAGTGCCGTTCCTAGAAGAGAGATCAAGGAAGTACTCGTGCTTCTCACGCATCGCCTCGTACTCCAGGAACTCGTTATATGTTGACTCGGGCATACCCAAGGTCTCGATGAGATGAGAGTATGCAGCGACGTGCAACGCCTCTCGTGCCGCGAAACCAGATAACATCATCCTTACTTCAGGTTGCTTGAAGTATGGTAGATAGTTATTAACATATCCACCAGCAACGTCGATATCGCCCTGAGTAAAGAATCTAAAAATATTTGTGAGGAATGCTTTTTCCTCATGTGTGAGTTTACGCTGCCAATCCTTGACGTCCTCTGCCATTGGCACTTCCGTGTGCAACCAATGTGATTGTTCGTGTTTTAACCATGACTCATATGCCCATGGATAATTGAATGGTTTGAAGTATTCTCGTTCGTTGGTCAAACTAGGACGCATTTATTTTTCCTCGTGAGTAGGTACTCTTTCTCCGTTTTTAAACCAAGTAATCAACACAGTTCTGGATCCCTCATACACTCTAGAAACACCGTGGTGCAGGTCAGGTCCATATATCATACTTTCGCCATCTTGTAATGGAACAACATCTGGAATGATTGGTCGCCCGTATGGGGGATCATTATGTTCTCGATCTGTTCGAGCACAATGCAAATCTGGCGGTCTACTTCTAGTTTCATAGATCGCTTGTACTACAGCATCGCCGCCAATTAAGTCAGTTGAGTCTAATAATGTAACAATAGTTAAGTCAGACTGATTGTCTTGATGTACTCTACAAAAAGAACCAGGAACATACTTAAGAAGGTATGATCCTATGTTGTGACTTTTCCTAGAGTATGTATGTAGTTCTTTTATGAATCCCAGATTTTGAAATTCTTCGAATGGCAAATCATATCGAAAACAATCGAAAAGATTGTAATACTGGTAAACTCCGTACCAATCAACAGTCGAGGCATACTCTCGCGCCTCTTTCAATGCTTTTTCAGAAAGAACTATATCCTTTATGTATCCTTCCATTTACCCCTCGCATGCAATACATTCATCATCATTAACCATTGCGCTCATATCTATTTCTTTAATAACTTCGCGCTCAATCCGCTTTGATACTCTGTCTGCCTTACCGAGTTTCTCAGACCGACAGTAGTACAAAGTCTTCATGCCTTTCTTCCATGCTAAAAAGTGTACTGCGTGCAAGTATACAATATTTGTATCAGGACGGAAAAATAAATTAATTGATTGAGATTGATCAATGAAGTTTTGTCGATCAGCAGCGTGCTCAACAACCCAACGTTGATCAATCTCCATTGACGTTTTGAAAACGTCACGCTCATCTTCAGTCAAAAACCTTAGATGTTGCGCAGAACCATCGTTAGCAATAATGCTAGACCAGATTTCATCATAGTCCTGCTTTGTCTCACCCGACTCAATCTTAGATTTAATCAGTTGATCTAAATAGCGGTTCTTGTTAAGATACGCTCCAGAAAGGGTATCCTGTCTGTAAGCATTTGCTCGATATGGTTCAACACTTGGAGAAGTATTGCCCATGATGATGCTACTGCTAGCATTAGGAGCAATAGCCATGACGTGAGAAAAGCGTCTGCCAGTGCCTGCGGCGTCAGGTGCTTCTCCCCGTTCTTTACCCAGTTCCATATTTGCTTCATCGAGTTTCCTCCTTATCAAAGAAAAGATTCGATTATTTGTTACCTTCGCCATTGCGCAGTCGAAAGGCAACATTTTCTTTTGAAGATAAGCATGGAACCCAAGGGCACCGATGCCGATACTTCGTTCCCTCATAGCAGAAAACTTAGCACGGGACACCGTGTCGGGTGCTTTATCAATAAAGAACTGAAGAACATTATCCAGCATCTCTGCCATGTCCCTCAGAAACATATCGTTCTTGCTCCAAGCATCATAGTGCTCAAGGTTTACTGACGATAAGCAGCAAACAGCAGTGCGTTCCTCGTTAGTCGGCAAAATGATTTCGGAACAAAGGTTGGACTGATGAATCTTTAGTCCAAGGTCTTTTTGAAACTCTGGCATCAACCGATTACTGGTGTCGATAAAGTGAAGGTATGGTTCACCAGTTTCCATACGCAACTCTAGAATCTTTTGCCAAAGTGCCTTAGCAGATACTGTGTCGCGGATCTCGCCTGAGTGTGGATCTATTAAGTTCCAACCATCGTCAGCGTCAGCATCTTGCATACAACGTTCGATAAGTTCCATAAACCTATCGCTGATATTGATGCCGTGGTGTAAGTTTAAACAACGACGATTCTGATCGCCTGTTGGTTTTCGCATCTCAAGGAACTCAGTAATGTCTGGGTGAGAGATGTCAAGATATGCCGCATAGGAACCACGGCGAGTTTTGCCCTGACGATACGCCAAGGAAGATGCGTCATAAGTTTTAAGGTGCGGAATAACACCAGTAGACTTTTCGTCCGAGGAACGGATACCGAAACCAATGCCGACACCGCCACCCATCATGGACAACCAGTTCGTTTCGGATAAGTTTTCTACAAGACCTTCAGCGGTATCTTCAATGTAGTTCAGAAAGCATGAGATTGGCATACCCTTTCCCGTGCGTCCATACGCGAGGATAGGAGTAGAGTAGGATAACCAGTGCTTAGATGCGTAGTCATAAAGACGTTGAGCATGTTCTGGGTCTGAGGCGAAGGTAGTTGAAACGAAAGCAAAGCGATGTTGAGGGGACTCTTCATCTTCCCTCATATAACTTTCGCGTAATCTTTGTAGACCTAGTTTATCGAAGAGTTCATCGCGGGAGAGATCGATCTCGATCCCACGGTATACTTGCTTTGCCATTTCGCTTCCTTAACGAATTAATTTTGAGGGTAATGTTATATATTATATTCAGAACTGTAGACAAAGCAAGTTATTTTTGAATCTTACGCATTCTCCCCATAACTTCAATGAAGCGTCTGGTAATCGGGTATCGCTTCTTTTTACGAGGTCCCATATTAGCGGTGTCTTGAGGGATGCCAGCGTCAGCAGTAGTCATTGCGTCCTCAGCGGCAAATTCCTTAAACTTTTTCATTTCCTGAGTTCTCCCACAGCAACATACAGTTGCTTCGCCGTTCGTTCGTGCGTGACCTCAAAGATGTCTACGCCAAGTATGTTTCCTTCTGGGTAGGTGTTGTCAAAGACTCGTACCTTGTCGCCCTTCTTACAAACTTCTTCGCAGGTGGTATTAAGCATTTTATCATTGGCAAGGCGATACATTCCTGGTGACAACATACCATCTTTAGTACAGAACCATGAGGTATCTTCGTTAAGTCGCTCCAGAGGGTCTATATCACACGCCTCAACAATCTTCTCAATGGAGGAGTCCGTTAGGTTTAGTTGTTCTTTTATCAGGAACAGTGCCGCTGCATAGGAAGCAAGTTTGCTACCGCCACCAGGAACCTTGGCGAGAAGTTTTTTGAGATTAAAAACCAAACGATGAAATGCATTGTAAGCACTTCTCTCTTCAGAAGTATCTGGTTTTTTGATTTTCTTACCGTCTTTGTCGATCAGACCAAGTTTAAACGCAGTGGTATCTTCAAACTTGGTTGTAAGCAGACGAAGGAATCGAAGGGTGTAGACGAGGTCGCCTGTTCTAGATAATAGTCCCATTAGATGTTTTCCAATTTTTGGACCACCCATGGGTCCGATTCTATTCCTTCTAGATCCCCTTCTTTCAGAGCTTTCAAGTATTGAAGGAAGGGTTTTAAAATAGGAAGATTGTTCCCCCCAACCTTAAACACTAACATCAATATAGCAGGTTCGTTACCGAATACATTTAGGAGGATGGTGATATGATTCAAGATCAATCGTTCTTGAAGATCGCCTCCTCTAGTGTATCTGTTGAACAATCGCTTTAAATACTTAAAGCGGTTCAACTCCTGATAAAACTCATCTGCGTCTAAGCAGCGAGGACTGTAATAGTTCTTCGCTGCATAGAGGAAAAAGTTTTCTTCGTTTATCTCAACATTCATACAGATTATATAGTTGAGATATTATGAATCACTTTTCCTTGACGCTAGATTGCAACTCTTTGATCATGTTATCTTTGGTCTTGCGCTTATCAAGTTCAACACCAAGTTCACGACCAAGTTCTTCCAACTTTGCTTTAGTCAGTTTTTTCAGGTCATCAACAGAAGGCAAATTGTCCAGTGCTTCTTTCACGTCTTCTTTAACGTCTTCAACCACCTCTTCAATTTTGTCTTCAATTTCTTCAACTGTTTGTTCGACTTCTTTGGGGTTCATTACCCACCAAGCAGCAATAACAACAGCAGCCACAACACCTAGAATTACCAATTCCATTATAACATACTCCAATGTATTATGAATTATCTTTTACTTTCTCTGGACTCTTTGAGTCACCGTTACCGAGATTGTCACCGCGACGGGAAGATGCTTGAGATTTCACTGCCCTTCCTGCCTTTGACACGTCATCATGCCCTTGCTCTTCTTTGTCTTCGATTTCTTTGTCAGACTTTTTGTGCATGTCCATGAATTCTTTTGACTTCGGGGATTCCTTATCAGCAATCCCTTCAGGATCTGTAGCACCTTTGGTGTGCTTTTTATCAGGCGAAGCAACAGCACGCTCAAGAACTTCAGCAAACTCGCGAGTCAACTCTGGATAATCTTGCGCCATTGACTTGTCGCCGTTCTTCTTGTCACCCTTACGAGCAGGAGCACCTTTAATAGGATCAGCAGGTGCTTCTTCCTTTATGTGATAACCTTTGCCATCACAGTGGTCGCAACCTTCACCCTTACACTTTGGGCATTCCATTTTTGCTTCTTTCTTCATACGGTCTTTGCCGCAAGAAGATTCGTCTTTCTGCGCCTTCTTGGCACGGAGGGCAGCGAGGTCGTCACCTTCGATATCCCCGTCCTTGTCGACGTCTAATTGCTTTTGCTTAGGAGAAAGTTTCTTCTCGGTTACTTCGAGATATCTCTCCCAAACTTTTTTCATGGAATCTAAGTCCATCTTTATTACTCCTGATCAGTAGAGTTAGTATCGTTATTTATATTCTTTTTAGTTTGCGCTGTGATCTGTTCTTCATAATAAATGATGATTGCCTTTTGTTGCTCAAGATATCTACGGATATCTGCAAGGTTCAATGACAGGTTCTCATAATGCGGTACAGACAACGCAAAGAAAACTAAATCGCCGTTGGCGTTTTCAAACCTTTCCTCAAACTCATGAATGTTGTCAGTGGTAACTGTGTACCAGTTAACATCAACCATGTTGATGGGACGAGGAGGAGATCTTAAAGGAATATCGGGAGTTTGTACTACCGTCCTAGTGACAACAACCTCTTCAGGTTTTAGGAAACTACATCCCGTTGTCAGCAGGAGCAGGCTTGCCACTAATAGTTTCAATCCCGTCGAATGCTTTCTTAGTTCCATTGTTTATTCTCTTTTCAATCAATCCTGGTTTTTTCAGCGCGAGTCGAGTGAGGTCGTGATTGCCAAACACCTCAATCAATCTGTTTCTACTTTCTTCCGACTTCGCTAAATCTGCTTCTAACTTTAACTGTAACTCTGCGGTCTTTGCAGCGTTCTCTACCATAGTATCTATAGTCCGCTGATTATCTTCTACAGCGATCTTTAGTTGTGCATTGTTTGCTTCAAGTTGACGAATCGTGCTTTGAGTATCAACATAATAGAAGTACCCACCGCCAGCAATGGAACCAAATAGTAATAATATAAGGAGGATTGGCATCTTATTTCGCTTTCGCCCTCAATGATTTGATTAACATGATTTTAAACTTTCGCTTGTCGACTGGTTTCTGAATACTGTCGTGTCGCTTCAAGAGCATATCAATCTGCGATGGAGTCAGCGTTACTTTCTTACCAGTAGGGGATACGGTGATCGCCTGCTTACCGCCACGGTCTTGCGCTTTGCGTAACTGCATGAAGATGTTACGATCTGCTGGATCAGCGGAACCAGTGCGAACCTTACCCTTTGAAGTTTTAGATACAGGTTTCGCTGGTACTGCTTTCTTCGTTTCCTTGTCTTTTTTCAGTTCCGCTTTTGCCATTGCTTTATATTTGCGCAGGTCAGCAGCAGTCATTTTCTTCACACCATCTTTATCGGCGAGCGCACGAACTTTGTCTTGCATTACTTTGGACATTGCTTCGTTGACGGACTCTTTCATCGCTTCGCGTTCTTTAGAGTGACGGTTCTTGAGATTTTCTTTTTCTTTGGCATGCTTCAACTTCAAACGTGCACGTGCTTCAGCGTCTTCTTTCTTGGTGCCATACTTCGTCGCTATCGCCTTTGACAGTGCTCCTGCTGCTCGACGAGAAGCAGCAGGATCCTTATCTCTGATCATGCGACCCTTTGAGTCAAGACCGGAAGTCGTCTTAGGTTTGCTAGGCGAATCGCTGGTACGACCATACATTTTATTGGCAGCACTACGTTGCGCAGCAGAAGCGCGAGGATTGTACGCTTCGTCCTTTGGTTTTTCGCCACGCTCTTTTTTAGAGATAGCAATTGCTGCCTGTTGAGCAGGAGACACTGCTTCTCGTTGCTGTGCTGCACGCTTTTCTCTTTCGCGGCGCATCATATCAGCAACCTTACCCATCTTATGTTGGTCGGAGGTGGACATACCTGCTCGTTGCTTCTTAGCACGAATCGCTGCTTGCGATTGTCCATAGGCAGCAGTAGA